ACTATAAACAACTGTAGTTGTACCACTTAATGGTGGTAATGATGAACTTATTAATTCGGATATTTTTTTGCTTGCCATTTAAATAAATATTTTAGTATACCAGTATGTTGTTATCTTCACTTATTAAATTTATTGAGTCCTCGGTTAATAAACCGATATCTGTGTATCCAATCAAATCATCTGAACATTCAATTGATGTTTCAGATATATTAAAATTTTCTTTGGCATAAGATATGAAATTATGTTTTACTTCTATAAAATTTAAAGGTGATTCATAATATTGAAAACTTAAAATTTCAAAGTTTGTGTCGGTTAAACCACTATAGCCACTTCCAACAACCATATTTAAATTTTCACCCGACACCTCAGGTATAACGATTATTTCTTCAAAGTTTTCTTTTTTGAATAATAAACTACCATTTAAATATATTTTAAAAACACCCAATCTTTTATTTCTCTCATTCCAAACCTTTTCACTTAATCCCTCATTATATGTTACACTTTCGGTTGCACCCGTAATTACATCTCTTATATTATTCACAGTGACACCAGTTATTAAATCATTATATCCTCCTTCATTTGCAATATCACATCCATAATATTCGTTGTATCTTTGAAACGTAACTGTTATTTGAAAATCTTCGGAAGTTTTTCCACTTGGTAGTATTTCAGTTTGACCCGTTTCTGTGACCGCGCTATATGTAAAACCTGAAACTGTATGACAATAACCAGATAATCTGTTACATTCATATGAAATTGTTCCGGTTGGAGTAAATGATAATTTTAAATAATCGTGTAAAGTCGGATGAAAAACATCCCCGCCCCAATAAAAAAAATCATTACCAAGATTCCAATCGAGATTATTTCTATTAAAAATAAAATCTGCGGTCCAACCAAGTTCAGTTCTTGTTCTTATTGTAAAATTACATGTATATCCTGTATAATTTTCTCCAATGTTAAATATCCAAGGTTTTATTGTATTAATTGTACTACCAATTATACAACGAGAGTCAACAACTAATGAATCGTGGATATATGGTGTTGAAAAATCCAGCAAATTGGAATCATAGTCATTATTAACACCACATAATTCTAAGTCATAAAATTCAGAGTGGTCTAATTTGATATCTAATTTTGACCCATAATACTTTAAAATATTTTGTGTATTCATATTTTAATAAATATCTTTCATTTGGTTTGATATTTATATAAAAACTACATAGAATGAATAATTTTATAAAACAGGTTATTGAAGAAAAATTTGCATCAAAAGCACAACAAAGATATTTCTTTGCTCAAGCAGGTAAAGGTGGTAAAAAGGGTAAGAAATGGGCAAAATGGGCGAAAGAGTTTTCTGATGATACGGATTACGAAAACATACCCGATAAAGTCGAAGAAATTGAAATTGATGAAATTGTTGATGATAAAGGAAATATAAAGAGAGGAAAAAAACCATCCGATTGGGGTAAAAAAGTTTTATCACAAAAGAAAACATCAGATGAGGTTGAAAAGGCGGTGGGTAATTCAATGGGAAATTATGGTGTAACAGGTGTTCAAAATTACAGAAGATATTGGGGAGAAATTTCAGAAGTTGAATTAGGTGACACTTTAGGTGCCGATGAAACAATTTTAAAAGATAAATCATTTAAAGAAGCATTTAGATACTTTACAAAAGAGTTAGGACTCACAAGAGAGAAGGCATTGGACAAAATGGCAGACTTGGGATATCATGAAGAATTACCTGACGATAAAATAATTGTTGTTGAAAACCCGAAAAAATATATTGAAGAATATATTGATGAATTACTTAAGGATAAAACAAAACACAACGATATTTTATCAAATGAAAAAGAAATTGAGGAAGAAGACTTAAATCCAATCATTAAAAAACAAATTAAATCACTTAAAAACACTCTTAAATCAAACAATATAACCGTTGACCAAATAATTAAGAGTTTAAAAAACGATGAATAACGAATTAAAAGATAGAGTTTTTGAATTACCGGACAATATTCACAATCGAATAAAAACAGTTTATTCTGGTTTGGCGGATAAAAATACTCGCGGTATTGAAAGAGCGAAAAAACTTATCACCGACAAAAAAGTAAAATACGGTCAATTGAAAAAAATTATTCATGATATGGAAAACATGGATAAAGTAAAAGACAATACAAAGTTTCAATTAGCTGGTGGTGATTTGATGTTAAATTGGGCAAAACAACATTTGCAAGGTGAAAGAGATTTAGTAAGTAATAAAAAAGACTCAAGAAAACGTGCCGATGAAATTGGTGGTATTACCGGAGAAAGAAAAAATTCTCACCTAAAAACACACAAGAAGAGTGATAGTCTATTAATTCCAACAAATTTACTTAAGAGTAATTCAAATAAAAATTCAATTTCTTCTTTAACTTCATTAAAGTTGTTTGAGGAGGTAGAAAAAATTAAAAAACTAATTACTTATTAATATGGCAACACAGTTAGAAATATTATCAGACAAATACAGACAAGAACATTTATCGAGAAACATTTACGATACCGGTAAAAATTATAGTTCAAATCACCCAAATGCATTAGCAAACGGTGACGAAAAAGGTAAAGGTGAAAATGAAGGTAATATAGGTTCATCGGTTGATATCCAAAATCGAAAGAGTAATATCGTAAAAAATACTTACTCATCAAATAACATTTATGATAGTAATCATCCAAATGTAAAGTCCGATGGTGATGAAAAAGGTAAAAATGAAATTGGTAGTTCAATTGATATACAATTAAGAAATGAATTGTTAGCAAAAAATATTTACAATACACAAAAGCAATACTCAAGTTCAAATGTGAATGCACTATCTACGGGTGACGAAAAAGGTAAAGGTGATGTTGATGGGAAAGTTGGTTCTTTAACTGATATTAACACAAGAAACGACTTAATTAATAAAAACACATATAAAGAAAAATCTTTCGAGTACAGTAGTAATAATCCGAATGCACTATCTGATGGTGATGATAAAGGTAAGGGTGATGTTAATGGTATTGTTGGGTCTAAAAAAGATATAAATGTTAGAACCGAATCAATTGCGAGAAATAAATTTAGTGGAAATAAAACATATCCCGATTTTTAAAATGTCTTTTTTTAATGTAATAGAATCTTTATTAAACGAACAAAATTTGAGAACCACAAAAACTCAACCTATTGTTAGTGCAATAAAAAATAGATTCCCAATATCATTCTATTACGCCGGACCACAACGACCAAGAAAAACAAGAGTAAAAAACGGTTACAGGGTTAAAGCCGAAGCCGTTGCGTTGGGATTAAGTAAAAGAGGTAATTTAATTGTTAGAGCATTTGTAAAACCACCCTCAACATCTAAAACAGGGTTTCAAAAACATGGTTGGAGAACATTCTTAATTAATAGAATGAGTAATGTAAGGGTTTTTGATAATGAAACATTTAATGAAAAAAGACCAGGTTATGAGGAAGGGGACGATAAATCCATGACAGTTACATATGTAAAAACTGATTGGGATGTGGTATCGGAACCAAAACCTGAGGTTAAACCTACACAACAAACAGAACCAGAAAAAATAGAACCAACACCGGAAATCAAACCTGAACCAAAACCTGAGGTTAAACCTGAACCAACAGTTGAACCAACAGTTGAGCCGGAACCTGAATCAGAACCTGAAGAAGAATTACCACAACCAAAACCGGAAGAGAAACCATCAGAAAATCCTGAAGAGGATGAAGAAGATAAAAATCTTCAAGAAAACATTAACAGAATAAAGAGTTTAATGTTATTATTAAATTAATTATTATTAAAGAAAAAAGATTATGTCACAAAATACAGGTTTAATTAATGGTCCAATTTCAGCTAATACCTTAATGGAAAAATTAGCTAAGGCCGGCAAAGTTATGCAAAAAGTTGAGGGTGGTACATACACTAAAGGTAATGTAAACTCTGATATGTTTTTATCATCACCTGAAGAATTAATAGAAAATAATTCAATACCCCAACCAAGAACAAATATCAATATACCACAACAAGGTAATGTTGAAAAAATTCAAAACTCTAAACTACCTGACGCAATTAAACAAGCAATGATTGATAAACCTATTCAACAGTTATCACAAATTTCTCTCAATGAAACCTTGGATATGAATTTTATACAAGGTGCAAAAAGATTGATGGAACAAGAAGGTGTTTCACCAAAACAAAAAACACAACCAAAACCACAACAAAGTATTACTTCCAATATGGATATGGGGGCCTTGGCAATTTTAATTGAAAATACGGTTCGTAAGGTGATGGATGAAAAATTAAATCAAATATTAACCGCACAACAAACATCAACAATTAATGAAAATTTGGTTTTAAAGGTTGGTGATTCAATTTTCAAAGGAAAAATTACGGGAGTAAATAAAAGCAAATAATTTGTTTTCTCAAAAATTTTGTTTATTATTTTAACAGAATAATAAACTTATGTCAAAAATTAAGATTTTAGCGATACCTCCCGACACCCATGGTGTAGGAAAGTATAGAATACTTGACCCTTTTAAATTTATAGGTGATAATTTTTTAAATGAAGTACATGTTGATTTTAACTTCAATGTACCTGAAGATGATGATTTTTTTAAAGATTACAATATAGTAGTTTTTCATTCATTTATTCACCAAACAACTCACGAATCAAATGTTGATAGAATTAAATGGTTAAGAAGTAAAGGTATAATTACCATTATGGATATTGATGATTATTGGTTACCAGACCAAAAACATCCAATGTACCGTACTATTGTTGCCGAAAAATTTCCCGAAAGAAAAATCGAAATGTTAAAAGAGGTTGATTATGTGACAACCACAACATCAATATTTGCCCAAACAATAAAAACTAAATTAAATTTAAAAAATGTTTTTGTTTTTCCTAATGCGGTAAATGATGAAGAACCTCAATTTAAACCTAATCCTATTAAATCAGATAAAGTTCGATTTGGTTGGCTTGGTGGTTCATCTCACTTACATGATATCGAATTGATGGTTGATGGTATTTCATCAACACATGACAATTATAAAGATAAAGTTCAATTTGTTCTATGTGGATTTGATTTACGAGGTAAAATTACCGAAATCAATAAAGATACCGGTGAAAGAAAAACAAGAGATATCAGACCAACAGAATCAGTTTGGTATAGATATGAACAAATGTTCACAAAAAATTATAGTGTTTTAGATAGTGATTATAAAAATTTTTTACTTACCTTTGACAGAAATATTCCTGATATGTTTGGTAATCAAAATTACATAAGAAGATGGACTGAAGAAATAAGTAGTTATGCTAAAAATTATAACTATTTTGATGTATCTTTGGCACCACTTTTTGATAACTATTTTAATAGGAATAAATCAGAATTAAAAGTAATTGAAGCCGGTTTTCATAAAAAAGCAATGATTGCAAGTGAAGTGGAACCATATACTTTAGATTTGATTAATGGTTTTGATAATGGTAATTTTAATAGTAAAGGTAACGCACTATTAGTCTCAACACGAAGAAACCATAAAGATTGGGGAAAACACATGAAAAAATTAGTTGAAAACCCAAACTTAATAGAAGATTTAGGTAACAGATTATATGAAACTGTTAAAGATAAATTTTCATTAAGAAATGTATGTAACGATAGAGTACAATTTTTTAAATCAATTATAAACAATTAAAATTATGCATTATTTAGTAACAGTAGGATACGAATCCGAACAATTAGACAGACAAGGTAACCCACGTATTCAAAAAATTAAATACGTTGTTGAAGCTGAATCCATTGAGGAAGCAAACATTGTCATGGCAAACTTTAGAAAAGACGACATGAGGTCAAGTCAATCTTTAAGTATTGTAAAGATGGCCATCGATACAGTCATCACTCCTGAATCTCGACCTGAGTGTTATAAAGCTTAAAATTACACAACACCGGGTAACACCGGTGTTTTTTTATACTATGGAAAAAAGACAAATAGAAGAGATTATTGAACAATTAAAAGAATACGAAGAAGCGTTATCAACAAATGATGATATCGATGAAAATTTTATATCTTCATTGGATAATATTTTAAGTAAAATTTCATCAGAAGTTAATCAAACCTTAAATCCAACAACTATTGATTATAGTTTAAAAATTAAAGTTAAAAAACTTCACGAAAATGCTGTCATTCCCACATACTCTAAACCCGGTGATGCGGGTATGGATTTAACAATTACTCGTGAAATCGAAAATACAACATTTAGTGTGTCATATGGTTTCGGTATTGCAATGGAAATACCATTTGGTTATGTTGGTTTAGTGTTTCCCCGTTCATCTGTGAGAAATCAAGATTTGTTATTGACGAATTGTGTGGGAGTTATTGATAGTGGGTATCGAGGGGAGTTACAAGCAACATTTAAAAAAACAAATGGGTTAGATTCATTAAAATATAATGTAGGAGATAGAGGAGCACAAATAATAATACTACCTTATCCTCAAGTAGTTATGGTTGAGAGTGACGAATTGTCAGATACTGAACGTGGTGATGGAGGGTTTGGAAGTACAGGTAAATGATATTTATATCATAATAATTTAGTATAAATTTTACTACTTTGATTAATAAAAGAAACAAAACAACCGTCACAGAAGAAAAAAAGACACCTAACAAACAAAGAATTAGAGAACTTATCAAAAGACCCAAAGAAAAGTTCTTAACTAAGTCACAGGAAGAGTATTGGAAAATACTTGGAGATAATCAAATCACATTATGTTTTGGACCCGCAGGTGTTGGAAAATCATATATCGCAATGAAAAGGGCGGTAGATTTATTATATGATGAAGACAATAAGTACGAAAAAATTATTATTGTCAGACCGGCAGTTGAAGCAGAAGAAAAACTTGGTTCATTACCGGGTGGGTTAGAAGAAAAGTTAGACCCATATATCTATCCATCATATTATCTTTTAAATAAAATTATTGGTAAAGAAGCAAGGGAAAGACTAAAAGATGAAGGTTTCATTGAAGTTGCTGCACTTGCATATATGAGAGGTTGGAATGTTGATAATACCATTTTGGTTTTTGAAGAAGCACAGAACGCCACACCAGCTCAAATAAAATTATTATTAACTCGTATCGGGTTTAATTCAAAATTCTTTATTTCAGGGGATTTAGAACAATCAGACAAATATAAAGACAAAACAAAATCAGGTCTATATGATGCCAAAAAAAGACTTGATGATTTAAGAGGTATCGGTGTCTTTGAATTTGGTATTAATGATGTGGTAAGAAACCCATTAATCGGTGAAATTTTAAAGAGATACGAATAAAGGTTTACATTCCGTCAATATTGATGTATATTTCATAATATGGAAATATTAATTAGTATTGACGGAGTTATACGAAATACAATTCAAAAATTCGATTATCATTATAATGATGCCTATATTGAGTCCGAAATAGAGGACAACACATTTGAATATGGGAAAATCGAACCGGTGAACAATGACGATTTGTTCAATTATTACAAATTTCAATCAAGAGAAGAGTACGAATATTTTTTCTATATGGAATATCCAATAGAAATTTTCGGACATGCTGGTTTAAGTTATTCAACTACATTTACTGATTTACATAAATTAATTTATGATAACCCTGAACACAATTTCACATTAATTGGTTTGGACGAGTTTGGTAAATCAAAACCCGCAACTTTATTTTTTCTTTCAAAAAATGGTTTCTTAGGTAACAACGTAAAGTTTATCAAAAGTAGTCAAATTGAAGATACGTGGTCAAACTGTGATATATGGATTACCGATTCAAAAAAAATAATTGATTTGTGTCCACAAGATAAAACAGTAATTAAATTTAATACACCATACAACGAATACTTTACTAATAATAAAGAAATAACTAAATTAACTGAAATAACAGAACCATGCTTGAACTATACGGAAAAGAATACTACATTGATATCGACTCAGTCACAGAACGATGCCAAATAACAGAAACAATCGAAGAGGAGAATGGTGACACATATGAGGATAGGGGTAGTTTAAACATTTTTAAATATGAATTATTAAAAATGTGTATTGAAAAAGTTTTGAATGATTATGAAGATGTTGATGAGGAATTGGGTGTTTTTAGTGCAAACAAAACTTCAGCATCATTTAAGTTAGCGTTTAATACATTATTAAAAAATCAAATTATAAAGGAAGAAGATGAGTAATCAAAACAACATTAGTAAATTAGAAACGGCATTGGAAAAAATTGAAAGTGGTGAAAGTACAGTGTACTTTTTAACCTACGATACTAAAAACAATGCAAGGGCAGGAGTAAAACACATTTATGATATGTGTTTAACACTTAAAAATAACGGAATCAAATCAAAATTAATTGTAGAGAGTAAATCATATCAAGGAGTGTCCTCATGGTTGGGAGAAGAATATAAAGATATTGAAATTGTTACAATTAAAGAGGATAAAATAGAACTTAACATTTATGATATTTTGGTGGTGCCGGAATATTATTCAAATACATTAGAACAATTATCAAACGTGAGATGTGTTAAGATTATGTTGGTTCAACAAAAAGACTATATTTTTGAAAACCTATCTATTGGTAGTAGATGGTCAGATTACGGATTTGACACTGTAATCACAACAACAGAAGAATCAAAAAAATATATTTTGGAATACTTTCCTGAATCTTTAGTTTTTCTTATTCCACCAATTATTGGTGATAATTTTAAACCTTCATCAAAACCTAAAAAACCATTTATTGCAATTAGTAGTCGTGATAGATTAATTCACAGAAGAATTATTTCTGAATTTTATTTAAAATTCCCACAACTTAGATGGATTACATTTAAAGATATGGTTCAAATGACATATGATGATTTTTCAAAAAATTTATCTGAATGTATGGTTTCTGTATGGGTTGACGACGAATCAACTTTTGGTACTTTCCCTTTGGAATCAATGAAATGTGATGTACCTGTGGTTGGTAAAATTCCGAACACTGAACCGGATTGGTTAGGTGATAATGGTATATGGACGTATGATTTAACTAAATTAGTTGAATTATTGGGTACCTATGTATTGGCTTGGGTTGATGGTGTTGAATTAGATGAAGAAGTTAAAACCAAGATGAAAGACACATTATTACCATATGAAAAATCAATAACAGAAAATAACATTATATCAATTTTTAATTCAATTAAGAGTAAAAGAGTTGATGGAATTAAGAAAGCGATTTCCAACTTAAAACAAGAAGAAACAGTATGAAAAATATTTCAGTAATTATACCAATTCATAAATTTAATGATGAATATAACCAAATGTTAGACAATGCATTAAATTCAATTGCTAGTTTTTATAATGATGTAAAAGTCATTATCGTAGCACCCGAATCTGAATTAGGTAATTCAAAAATAAATAATATCGTATCCAATTTAGAAATTATATTAAAATCACATAATGGTAACACAGATTTTTGTTCACAAGTGAATTATGGTATTGATAATTGTGATACTGAATGGTTTACCATATTAGAGGTTGATGATGAGTTTAAAAGTGTTTGGTTAAAATCAATGAACGAACACATGAACGAATATAAAGATGTTGATATTTTTCTACCAATAGTTAAAGATATTAACGTCGAAGGAAAGTTTATTAATTTTACAAACGAATCAACTTGGGCGTATGGTTTTACCGACAAACAAGGATTTTTAGATAACGAGGTTCTTTTAGATTTTCAAAATTATCAAATTAGTGGAGGTCTTTATAAAACAGAAGTAGTAAAAAATAATGGTAAATTTAAAGAAAATATCAAGTTAACTTTTGGATATGAATTTTTATTAAGATTAACACATAATGGTGCAAAGATTTTAACTGTTCCAAGAGTGGGATATCAACATGTTAATTTTAGAGAGGATTCGTTATTTTGGAATTATAAAAATGATGATGAAACAAAATTATCTGAAAAAGAAAGTAAGTTTTGGTTAGACACCGCTAAAAAAGAATTTTTCTTTAAGAATAAACGAGATATTACTTATGTAGAATCGTAAATGCCGAGAAAAAGAACCCAAAAAATATATTTTGGGGAGGAACAAGAACAAGCGGTAATAAGATACTTACAATCCGAATCCGAAGTAGAAAGGAATAAGATATTCAATGAATATTTAAGAGACCCCCTAATTATAATGGTCGAATCAATTATTCGACGTTATAAATTATACAGAAAAGACTTAGAATTTGAAGACATACATTCAGATACTATGTCTTTTCTAATTACTAAAGTAAACAAATTTAATCCTACATCAGGACACAAGGCATATTCCTATTTTGGGACAATATGTAAAAACTATTTGATGGGGGCAATTCAAAAAGACACCAAAGAAACAAATAGAAGTGTCTCTTATGATGATATTTCGTCCGATATTGAGGACAATTATAATTTGTCATATACATTAGATGAATATGTTGTCGACTATAGAGATGTCATCATTAAGTTAACCATGAGATTAGAGGAATTCATGGAAAATGAACAACTCACTGAAAATGAACAGAAATTAGGATACGCTTTACTTGAAATTTTCAGCAATTTTGATAAAATATTTCAAATTGGGGATGGTAATAAATTCAATAAAAACCTCATTCTTTTATCATTGAGGGAAATGACATCTCTTTCCACTAAAGAAATTAGAATATCATTAAAAAAATTCAAAAGATTGTATGATGGTATTTTAGGTGGATTTTTAGAATAAATCTATTTATTAGTATGAGACCGAAAAGAAATTTGATAACGTTGGAAGTAGATTCAGCGTTATCCTTAATGCAAGAAATTTACAACGATATTGTTGAACAAAAAAACACAGCATCACTTATCATGAAAAAAATGTTATCATTCATGAAAGATGCTGAAGATATGAGTGTAATTGGACCGGTTATTAAAGAACAACAAAAAATCTTAAATGAATGTACTGAGAAAAAAATATCATTGGTAAAACTACAAGGTGCATTATTAAAACAAACACAAGGAACTGGCGGTAAAAATATGCCGATGGGTAAATTAAGTTTAACAGATGAGGACAGAGAAATTTTGGATAAATTAATGAACGATACCAATAATAATGATTCGAGTACATATAAATTGTAATGAGTAAAGTAAAAATAGCAAAAGATAGAATTAAAGCCCAAATTGAGGCCATCAAAAGAATAAATGATGACCCCAAAAAAAGTAGCGCAATTCTTGATAAATTAGTTAAAGATTTACCATCAACAGATAGTTTACTAAAAAAGAATTTATCTGATTTACAAAACAAAAAAAGAAAAAATAAAGAAAACAATAACAATGTTTTTGATGACCTTTTAGAAATTGTACAACAATTTATCGAAAAAGATAGAACAATTGAAGATTCTGAAGGATTAAGTAATTACCAAAAATTAAAAAATATTTCATTACAGTCGGCAGACAAAACTTTAAAGTCATCACAAAACGTTATCATGGATAATGTTAAGAAAGCGTTTTTTGCGGGTGACGGTATTTGTGGTACCAACCTTGAAATGCCGTTAAGTGAAGTAAGATTAAAACCATCCGAATTTGACTTTTTTGATACGTTACAAATAGACCCATCATCAACAACCGGTAAAGTTTTATATGAAGATGAGAAAGACAAAAATTTCGTCAAAATGAATAAAAAACTTTATGAAAATTTTTCTGGTGGCGTTTATACATTCACATCAAATAATGGTAATACTTTATTTGATATGACTTGGGATTCGACAAATCAAGAGTATATTTTTTCCAATCTAACTAACTCAAATAATATTGAAACATTTTTTAACGACTATTATTCAAGTATTGAGTTTTTAGACCTTAGTGGTGTAACTAAAAACGCAATGTTAATGGTATTACAAGGTGATGGTACCGAAACCCCTCTATTTCAAAAAGCAACAAATGATTTAAATCGTCTATTAAATAAATTATGTGCGTTATGTGGTAACCCAAGTCAACCCTCAAGTCTAAATCAAAATCCAACAACACAAATAAATGAGAATGATGAAGACGTTACGGAATACTTTGATTTTAATAATCCAACTGGAGTAGATTTTGATGAGGAAAACGCTAGATTTCGAAGAGTTTTATTATTTAAAGATTGTAATAACTTTGAATCTCCAGTAAACCCACAACATTTTGAGGATTTTGTTTATCTTTTTAATAAAAAAACTTTAAATGATTCAATTAATAATACATTGTTACATGCTGCAGGTGAGGCATATGAAAATTCAGGACAAACACAACCCTTATTTAATTTTCAATTATCACTTACTTTAAGTTTTGTAAAGAACTTACCTAAAGCATTAATAGGTACAATATTGGCACCAAAATACATGTTACCAATTGTTATGATGTATAAGTCTATTCAACAAATACCACAATTAGTTAGAGAATTTATGAAGGCTCTTAGTAAGATGTTTAATCAAATTATAAGAGACCTATACTGGATTTTTATTACTGAATTTTGGAGACTTGTTAAAATTGAATTATTGGTATTACTTTCAAAGTTCGCAAAAAAAATATTGAAAACTAAATTCAAAAGATATTATTTACTAATTAGTGTATTAATAGCCTTTTTAACCAGAATACTTAGTTTAAATTTAAAAAATTGTAACGATTTATACAAAGCGATTCAAAGTGCAATTGACCTTTCTTTATTGGGATTACCAACTAATTTAAATGTACCTAATTTACTTTTATCTTTTGCGGACTTTAAACCAGGTTACAGTCCTGAAAGGTCTTATATGAATATTTCACAAAGATTAGAAGCTGCCGGAATTTCTATGGGACCAATTTATGGTGAATCAAATAATTTAAATGATTTGGTTAAATCAATAATTGATGGTCATATTGAGGAGCAAGATACCAATTCATACGTTGAAACATCAAATAAACCAATTACAATACCAATACCAGGTAATCCAATAAGAATACCTGAAGGTATATTTAGAGTTGTAGGAAATGTAAGATAAAATGGAGAAAGAAAAATTAATTGAAATTGCAAATAATGTTGAAAATCAATCAAACAAAGATTTATTCGAAGCTCAAAATTTATTTTATAAAGAATTTCAAGATACAAAAGATTTGATTATTGATTTAACAAGACATTTAGATAAAATCGAATTATTATATAATAACGTAAATGAAGAAATTGGTAAAAGAGTAGGTAAATGAAAATAATTGATATTGCCGTTTGTATTGATAATAGAGACCCCGAAAACTTAGGAAGGATAAGATGTATTAGATATAGTTCGTATACTGGTGAAATAGAACGTGCTATGACTTACAATGCGTGGGATGATAAAGATTTATTTACCGCAATACCATTTTTACCAAACAACATTAACTTTATACCTGAAATAGGTCAAACAGTTAAAATTTTAAATTACAATGTTAATAAAGACACCACTAACGTTGAATATATTGCGGGACCATTTACAACAAGACATGATTTTAATTCACAAACTCACTCAATTCAAGTAGAAAGAACGAGTTTCGGTATTGCGAATAAACATGGTAAAACTATTTTAGATGAAAATGGAAATTATGTAAATGAAAATTCCAAAGGTGCATTAGCCAATCATACTGATTATGGTGTGTATGGTAAGTATGGTTCTGATGTTTTATTCACCGAAAACGGTTTACAACTTAGAGGTGGAAAACTAATATCAAAAAACGCCGCAAGACCGAATCAAAAAACACAAATGTTATATCAACCGATTTTAAGTAAAAAATCGGCAACACTTTATTTAAAAAAATTCGATACCGCAAAAGAATTAAAAAATGAGGAGACTGAAACAAAGTCTATACCAATATCTGATTTAAAGTATTTTGTAGAATATTCATTAGAAAGTTTATCTGGTGATACGTACAATATTAATTATTATTTGTATTTGTTAAGTAAACCATATGATAATCTTTATAAAACCAATAATCCTTCATTAAATGAGGCACAATTAATTAATGGGTATTATAAATTAATCAATAAAGATAATACTACAACAGGTGCAACATTTACAAGAAGTGTGACAAGTGTTGAAGAAATCTATACAACCATAAGAAACGATATTAAATCATTACATTATAAAGGTTTAACTGATATTGATGTAAATTATGGTATAAGGGACATACATCCGTTCTATTTTAGACCGACAGAGGAATTTAGAACAAGGAACCTCAATTCATATGAGTCAGATACTAGAAATTTAATTTTTAGTAAAATATCAATTAATAGTAGTTGTGGTCCTCAACATGGGTTAGTTTTTCAACAGTCATCGGTTAATCCCCCACAACAAATAAAAAGAAACATTAAACCTGTTATAAAAGATGTCACAGGTGGTGGTGAACAAACATTTGCCGCACTTAAATCGGATAAAATTTATTTTCTATCTACGGACAACAACATACCATCAGAAAAACCGATTAATTTTGAATCATTAGACAAATATGAATTAACTCAATCAAATTATTTAGAAGAAATCGAACCCAAAACATATGCTACGGTTAGAGGTGAAAATTTATTAAATTTTTTAAGAGCAATGTTTGAGGTATTATCAACACATAAACACAATATAAATGCCGTTTATGCTAGAAAAGATTATGACGAACATAATAATTTAATAGAGTTGTATAAGAAACTTGAAGATGATATTTTAAATAAATCGATTAGAATAAATTAATTGATATTTATTAAATAAAAAGATGTCATATTTTCGTTCATATTTTGAGAAAAACAACACATTAATAAAAAATTCACAAGTCAACACATCAAAAAATCCGACTACTGAAATTTTTTATGGTTCTGCATTTTCTCGTTTTATTTTTAAAGTTGATTTCACGGATTTAAAATCAAAAGTAGATAACGGTGAATACGTTGTCACCACAGGTACAACACATACATTACATTTAACAAACACCATATTTGGTGACGAAGGTCTTAAAGGTCAAAATAGAAGTACTGGAAGAGAACGTGCATCTTCTTTTAAATTGGAAATTTTCGAAATAAACCAATCATGGAATGAAGGTTATGGTTTTGACTATGAAGATAGTGTTTATGACTTTACTGCGGGTAATAAAACATTTAGTGAGGTACCGTCAAACTGGTTTTATAGAACCACAATAGATGAATGGTCTCCACAAGGTGCATATGTCGGAACAGGGTCAACAATTGGTTCCCCAATAGAGTTTGATAATGGAAACGAAAACATTGATTTTGATATTACATATTATGTAAATAATATTTTGACAGGGGCAACAAACAATGGTTTAGGTATTAAATTTACAAGTGATTATGAAGCTTTAACTCCTGATGTTGATAAATCAGTGGCATTCTTTACAAAATACACACAAACTTTTTTTGAACCTTATGTTGAGTCATTTTTTGATGACCGTATTAATGATGACAGATTAAATTTTGTTGAAAAGGCGTATCAAAATCTCTATCTATATGTAACAAAAGGTACTAACTTTTATGATTTAGATAGTAATCCCGTTGTTGATATTGTTAACGCAACTGGTGGTACTATTACCGGTTTGGGTAACTTAACCACAACAAAAGTAAAAAAAGGTGTCTACAAAGTGACATTTGGATTAGATGGTGTTTTATGTGACGGTAAAAGGTTTTATTATGATAAATGGAAAAACTTATCAATAGATGGTGTTTCATTAAGTGATATATCACAAAAATTTGTTCCAAAACCATTTACATCTATGTATACAATTGGTGAAAACCAAACAGAATTGAATAGTTACGCTATACAATATTCAGGAATAAAACAAAATGAAAAAATATTAAGTGGCGAGAAAAGAAAAGTTGTTGTAACTTTTAAATCAATATCAAATCCAAAACCACAATTGTTTGATGAGGTATACTACAGAATGTTTATAAAAGAAGGTAGAACTGAAGTTGTAATTCATGATTGGACTCAAACTGATGTCACTAATGAAAACTCATTTACTTTTGATACTTCCATATATATACCTAGAGAATATTACATTGAAATAAAAGGTAAAACACACACTGAAGAAATCTTTTATCCGAATATAATTAAATTTGAAATTGTTTCAGAAAGATAAAAATATTTATTGTTATGAAAAACTTAGAAAATAAAATTAAAATACAATTACAAAAATTACTTAATGAAGGTATGGAACCTGAAATGGTTAATTACATGTTTTTTAGTAATTTAAAACAAATGCATAGACAATGTGAATTGTTGTTAAATGAATTTGACCCTGAAATGATTGATTCAATTTTACAAAACGGACATGATTGGGCGTCTGACCATATTGCTGAAGCAAAAAACAATATGGACCAAGTTTTTGATTTTTTAATGAACGAAAAAACTAAAAATCAAATTCAAGAGAGCGAACAAGAACTTGAAGAAGGTAAAAATAAACCAACAAAACCCGAATTATGGTCAAGAGCAAAATCTTTGGCCAAATCAAAATTTAAAGTGTATCCATCTGCATATGCCAATGGATGGGCGGCAAAATGGTATAAAAGCCACGGTGGTGGTTGGAGAAAATCAAAAAAATAATATAATGGAGAAATCAGTATCTTGTAAAGATTGTGGATGGGAATGGAAATTAGCCGAGGGTGGTAATGACTCATATACATGTCATAAATGTGGATGTGATAATACACCAAAAAATAAATTAAAAATTCAAGTTAGCGAAGAAGATTTAATTTATATTGAGGAATCCATTATGAATGGTGAGGTACTTAAAGAAGACCTTAGAAGATGGTTTAAAGAAAAATGGGTAGATGTTTCCAAAAAAGTTAAAGGTAAACACCCACCGTGTGGTAGAAAAGAAGCAAAATCAAGTGGATATCCAAAATGTAGACCATCGAAAAAAGTATCAAAAGAAACACCGAAAACTGCCGGTTCTTATGACAAAAAAGAAAAAAAGGCAATGACTTCACAAAAGAGAAGAGCTGAGAAAAAAGAACCAAAAACAGGTAAAGGTAATTTACCAACATTTACTCGTTTTGACGAATCACAGATAATAAGATTAGCAATTGATAATCTAAATGATATTCAAACTCCACCAAGATTAACTTCTTTATGTGAAAGTAAGGCAAATATTAGTGAAGGATTACAATTTCACATTGATGAATCACTACCATTGGTAGAAAATGTGTTTAGAATTTATTCAGAAAATTTCTTTGGTATTTTTAATGAAGCAAGAGATTTATTTAATAAAGGGTTTTTATCATTAACCGGTGATGATTTAGAATTAATCAAAACAGATATTGGTGAAACAGGTATTTACGAAGGTGAAGAAGTTTATTTAGATGTACCGTTTGTTGATGGTGAGGAAGAATATTTGGTAGAGGCGAAACATAGAGGTAGAAATGTAAAATTGAATAGACCATTTAGAACACCGGGTGGACCTAAGAAATTCGCCGTATATGTTAAAACACCTGGTGGTAATATTAAAAAGGTAACATTTGGTGACCCTAATTTACGTGTTAGAAATAATAATAAATCAGCAGCAAAATCTTTTAGAGCACGTCATAAATGTGACCAAAAGAAAGATAGAACTAAAGCGGGTTATTGGTCATGTAATGTTTCAAGATACAGAAAAGCTTTAGGAATAAAATCATCTAATCCATGGTAAAACCATACAAAGAAAGTTACAATGAAGGGTTCTATTATAGAACCTTTTCTTTTGATACCAATTCTGAAGAATTAAAGTGGCACTTTGATGAACAGGATAGAATAGTTGTATGTGAACATGAAACTGATTGGATGTTTCAAATAGATAATAGATTACCACAAAAAATCATTAAAAATAAAGAAATCCTAATCCCTGAAGGTGAATATCATAGGATAATTAAAGGTAATGGTGATTTAATAGTTAAAATTAAGAAATTAACTGAAAAATAAAGTATTTATTATAATACAAATAAATGATATATTAATAAAAAAATATTTAAAAAATGATTAATGCTTCAACCGCTCTTAGTGCATCAAACGCCGTTACCGGTTCACTTTCATATATTGATTCTTTAATTTCCGGCGCAACTAAAGAAGGTTTATTTCATGTTGTGGTAGATGGACGATATATTAATGCTGCAATGAAAAGTACAATTATATCTGCAGGATATCAATTGGATGAAATAAGAAATTTTAATAGTGATAGTCCAAATTATAAAATTATTTGGGGTGATATAAATCCAGCAACACCAACACCTACACCTACTCCTTCAATAACACCAACAAATACGGTTACACCTACAACTACATCGACACCAACGCCAACTATTACTCCAACTATCACTCCAACAAAAACAGCCACACCTACTATAACACCAACTAACACTGTTACACCGACAAATACTGTAACACCATCTATAACACCAACAAAAACCGCAACACCGACCCCAACTCCATCAAAATCCGGAGTTTAATTTTTTTAATTGATAAAAAATTGTTATTTTTACCTCATGAAGGTAACTAAAAATAATAACACGTATATTTTTGAAGTATCAATACATGAAAAAGAATCCCTATCTAAGATAGGGATTTTAATTTCTAAAAAACAATGTAAATTTCATTACTTCGCAAGTGATAAATTATATTACTTATCTGAAGTAAAAATTGATTAATAATAAATTATATCAACACCACATTCACCTAACATTTGTTTCGCATATTCTTGTGATTCCATCCACTTTTCTTTATTTTTAGTGGTACATTCACTCTTACAATATATTGTTGTAATTCCTGAATTAATAATTGCTCTTGCACAGTCCGCACACGGAAGTCCACTTGTTAAATAAATTGTGGAACCCTTTAATGAAACACCTATTCTTGCTGCGTTATACACCGCATTCCTTTCCGCGTGTTCAATCCAAAAGTATTTCTGAGGTCTATGTTGTCTTTCATCAATATCGTCTCTTAAACCTCGAGGAAATGAGTTATAACCTGTTGATAATATTTCTTTATCCTTACCAACAATTACCGCACCTATTTGTGTTGATGAGTCTTTTGATTTGAACTTTACTTGTTCAGCGATGTTTACAAAATATTCTTTCCAATTCATAAAACAAATATAACTAAATAAAATAAAAAAAGGGACAATTTCTTGTCCCTTTTTTGTTATACACTTAAGAAATATTATCTTAAAGTATCCAACGAGAATGTTTGAATACCATTTACGTTGATTACACCGAAGTAACGGTTGTTAACCATTTTCTTAGCGTAACGAGTCATAATACCCTTGATAGGAGTAAAGTTAAATGGATTGTACATTGTTGGAGTTAATTGTAAAGGTACATATGGTGCGTAGATGTAACCAGCATCCAATAATGATTTACCTTTGTGACCAATTAAGATTTTTCCTGCTGGGAAATAAGGGTCACGGAACACTTGGTAACGACCAGCTAATGTACCGATTTTCTCAATACCCATGTTGTATGAATCTTGCTCAGGTCCAGCGTTAGAAACGTGGAAGTACTCTAAATCATCGAATACTGCAGAAACCTCAGAAGATACAACAATCCAGTTAGCACCACCTCTTAAAGTAGTTTTGTGGATTTGTGCAGAGATTTGGTTAATCTTAGTGATAAGAGTTTGGTTCCAGTCTTTTTGAGTGTAACCTTGTAATGTAGCACCTGATGCTCCACCATATTTCCACTCATTGTAATCCCACTTCAATGACCAAGCAGCACCTTTACGTAAGTCACGTAAGATTTCACGGTCAACTTCAGCAGCGATTTGCTCAGATAATAAAGCTGTTAATTCAGCTTCAGCATCAATATTGTGGAACGCTGATACGTCTTGTGCTAATTCTGGAGACCAGCTAGCTCTTAATTTTCTTTCAGTTACAGAAACTGTTACTGAAGCTAAATCAAATGATACTTCACCGATTTCTTCTTCGAATTCTAATGAATCGTAAGTACGGAAAGTCAATGTGAAATCACCAATAGCTGCACCAGCATTGATTGTTGCATTTGAATAACCTGCAGTTGATGAATATGATTGTAAATCAACGTTAACGTAGATTTTACCTTCTTCATCACAGATATCATCATATCTTCCTGATGGATAAGTTGATTTAGTTGCTTTTGAACCGTACTCAACAATACCTTTACCATATTTTTGAGTTACAACTGTAAAGTTTTTAGATGTACCTGACAATTTAACCTCAGCAGATGCTAAGAATTCTTCAGTATCCATTGCGTTACCGTTAGGTCCGATTAATTTACCTTGACCATCTTTAGTGAAACCACTAAACATCAACACAACTGAAGATTGAGTTGAACCAGTTAAAGCGTTAGGGAAAGTTACGTCTGCAGCAACACCATTAGAGAATGTTACAACTGCGTCTGCTGATAAAGTTTCAGCTGAGTATCTTCCTTTTGAGTAGTCATATAAACCACTTGATGCTGTATCATCAGCCTCATAGAAACGGTCATATAAGTTTCTGTTGCTGTCTGAATAACCATCAGTTGTTGAACCTGTTCCAGGCCATCCGTAAGGTGCATAATGACGACCATTGTTTGCCTCTTGGATTTTTGGAATGAAGTAGAACAATTTACCGATAGGTAAGTTCATTGCTTGTACTGAAACGATATCGTTTGCTAATAATTTAGAGAAAACACGACGAATGATTGGGAAAACCACTGTTTCGAATGAACCAGAAGCATCAGATACTGCTGCTTCATTGATTAAATACGATGCTTGGTTTTCGTATAATTGTGCGATGTTATCTTTTTGGTGACCATCAAGACCCTCTAAGAATCCTAATTCGTCCCATTTTTTGATGGTATCTTCTTTGATAACGCGTAGGTGTTTTAACCCGATGTTACCAACCATACCTGATTCTAATAATGCTCCCATTTTTTAGTTTTTAGTTTTTATTTTTTTTTTATTTATTTTTATTTTATTTTCGACATTAAGTCCTTCATTCTCTTGAATTGAGGATTCTCGTATGCCTTAGACTCTGACAACATTTCTTGTGAAGATGATGTTGTTGGATTAGCAACAATTTTTTCTACAACTGATTCAGTTACAGGTTTTTTGTTATCTAATTCACTTTTTATTGTTTTGAATAATGATTTAGATTCTTCAATAGTTTGAATTGCATCGAATCTTTTCAAAATATTCATTTTTTCTTGTTTAGTTGTTGAGTGTTCAGTAAACAAACGATTTGAATAAGCTAAACTAGCATTGAAAACTGCAATCTCATTAAGTTTCTCCTTAAATAAAACAACTGCCTCTTTGTACATTGCATTTTGTTTCTTTAATTTTTCAACTTCACTTAATAAATTTTGATAGTCTTCGTTTACTACACCTGAACCGGCTTTGTATGTTTTCTTACTTGGTAAACCAGCTCTATCAGCACCACCTTTATTACCGTGTGGATTAGATTTTGTTCTAGCTGCTTCTTCCATTTCTTCCTCGTGAGTTTCTTCTTCCTCTTCTTCCTCTTCTTCGTCTAATTCGATTTCGTAAACAGATTCTTCATCCATTTCTTCTTCGTACATTTCTTCATCAGACATTTCTTCATCAGACATTTCTTCTTCCTCCTCATCTAATTTAATTAGGTATTCATTTTCACCATCACTAAATTCTACGGAGTCTTCGTTTTTCTTTACGATGATACCATCTTCAGGTTTCATAGCTTTGAAAACTTTCATAACTTCTTCATCAGAAGCACCTGTTAAGTCTAAAGCATCTTCATCTCCCATTTCATCATCCATTTCATCTTCCATTTCGTCTTCCATGTCCGATTCTTCATCATCCATTTCATCTCCCATTTCGTCTTCCATTTCTGAATCAAGTTCGTCTGAACCACCTTCAGTTTCATCGTTATCGAGGTCACCTAAATCATCAGCATCGTCTGCTGGTATTTCATCTTCTTCCTCTTCTTCAGAAGCACCCTGTTCTTCCATTGAAGTTTCTTCAGAAGTTTCCTCCTCTTCTTCTTCATTGGCAACAACGTCCTCCTCTTCTTCTAATGATTCTTTAAGCATTTCATTTAGTTCTTGTTTCATTGTTGAAGCAAGTATACCTTTTGCATTCTGCTTAACGGCTTCTTCAAGTGTATTAATTTGAAGTAAAGCTTGTTCTAGAATTGATTTTTCAGTCATTTTTATATTTTAATATCTTATAAATAGTTGTGTTTATTAAAAAAACCTTTTTTACAATGTTGAAATCCAAACAAAATTTATTTTTTCGATAAAAAACTATCTAAATTTCCCATTAATTTTTTCATCCTATCATTTAGTTGTGGTTTTTCTTCTATTGACTCTTGATAGTTGTCTCTTTCAGAAGGGTCTTTGAAAATGTAAGCACCCGGTGTTGATGGTGATGAAACTAAGTCAAAACACACTAATTCAAAGTCATCTTGAACTATGTTTCTTCCTCCTTCACTTTTTAACGAACCCACACCGCGTGATGAAATACCTAAAGTTGCTCCGTTCATTAACAAATACGCTGCTTGGTCACCTTTTGTACTTACGATACCCATTTTTCTCCAACCAGGTGTTGTGAAAATTTTAATTTTACCCATTAGTATTTTACCATCCCAATACGTTTCAAGTATTGAATGTGAAATTCTATCTAAATCCAATAAAGATGATGATGGGTGATTTAACTCGTTTAGAGCACTACCCTTTTTGATAATTGATTGATATTTTTCTACCTCTCTTTTTAATAAAACTTCAGGATAAATTCTTCCGTTTTTATTAGGGGTATCAAATTTTTGTAAAACAGCATAAAGGATTAGGTCTTGAGAAAAGTCCACATCCTTCATTTCAGAAATGATTTTTTTATTTTCGTCAGGGGAGATATGACCGGCATCATACTCAATTAATATACCTCTCCCCGTTTCATTTGGTCCTAATACCTTCATTTATAGTTTTTACTATAAATACATCGATAATTAAGTTATTTCTTTGATTTGTGAAAATTGTATAAATTTTTGTTTGTTAAACCATCATCAATAATATTTTCTATTATTCTTTTGATTTGCGTTTTGACATCCTTGGTTCGAATATCAAATTGTTTTTCAACAAATAACGTGACTTCCAAATTCATAAAAGAACGTTTCTCTAATTTGATTCCTTTAGTTCTAATATCCAAATCAACAATACATTGTGGTTTAAAATTTTCATTTCGGAGATTGTATAGTAACTCTTTTATTCTCCTTCTTGATTTGTAAATTGATGAATCAAAATCATCATTATCGTTTTCGGGTTGAACCCACGAATTTAATTTTAGGTATACTGTTTTTAAGTTTTTATGGTCAACTGTTCCGTAACCAATTTTAACATTACTGTATTCCCCTAATGGGATATACTTTCCAATTTTCATTAATACTTCATATTTTTTCAATTTATGGTGTAATTGAAAATATAATGAAAAAATATTTCAAAAACAAAAATATTTATATATATTCGTAAAAAATAAATTCTATGATAATTGTTGATGTAACAAAAGAAAAGAATATTGAAAGTGCTTTGAGAACTTACAAAGGAAAGGTTGTTAGAACTAAGTTAATTCAAAAACTTAGGGAGAGACAAGAATTTGTTAAACCATCTGTCACCAAAAGAAAACAAAAAATTAAAGCAGTTTATATTCAAAGCAAAAAAAATGGTCTTGATTAAACAAGACCATTTTTTAATTGTTGTAGTCGATAGTAATTAAACCTCGACGTTTCCATTTCGTTTACTTCGTTTCTTACTTGATTTAATTTGTTTGTTAAGTCTGTATCATTTGATTCTGTTAAAATGGTATTTACCTTGTTTAAAACTGATTCTTTTAAATTACCAATTTTGGTGTTTAATTCATCATCACTTAGTGAAATAATTTGTTTTAACTCGTTTTTTTGTGATTCATTTAATTTATCCCCATAAAGTACATTGAAATTGTTAGCTAAAACGGCATATAATAGATTTTCATTTTCAACTATTGTAATGTCTGGTTTTTTCTCTTCTTTCTTTTGTTTTGTTAAATGCTCAATTAAAACTTTTTTTGCCAATATTTTCTTGTCAACATTATTTAAACTATCTTCTTGAATTAATAAATCTAAACTACTGTATAATTCATTTTCATTAATATCTACATCTTTTAAATCCTTTGTTAATTTTTTTGTGATTTCGGAAATATTTTTGTTTTTTTCTTTTAATATAGATTTAATTTCTTCGATATAAACATTTGCAGTTTTTTCATCTTCAAAATATTTTTTTTCCATATCTTCATAAAACAGATACATCTCTTTAAAGTCTTTGTTTTCTTTAAGTAAACTTAACAAATCTTTTACCTCTTTTTTATTCTTATTTGAGTAAGATTCGGTCAATTTTCTTAACAGTTTACTTTTTACTATACCGAATTTGTTCATATTTAATCGTTTAATATTTCATTTATTTTACTTTCTACTTCATAAATATTCTGTTGAGCCTTATTAACATCAAAAAGGTCTTCAAATTTTAATTTTTCTTCACCCAACATACTTAAAATTTTTGATTTTTTTGTAACTGACTCACTTAAAGGTCCTTCACCACCTCCCGCTGGCGGCGTTGGTGGTGCACCACCCATTTCAGGTAAACCTCCACCTTCTGCACCGGCTTCACCACCTGCAGATTGTGCTTCTATTTTTTCTCTTTCCTCCTCAGGTATACCATACTTAGCATCGACATTATCAAATATACCAGAACGTCTAATGATTAATTGAGTATTCATTAATTCAGTACCTATTGCTCTTTCTAAACGTTGTTGTTGTAAGTCTAACAATACTTCAGCATCACTCATACCAAGTATATTCTTTTTAGCCCATGTATGAGATACAGGAAGAATACCCATTTGTGATTGGTCTGATGTGGCGTCTTTATAAAGTGTTACTTTTTCTTTCCACTGCTCAATCTTTAATAAATCAGATTGTGCCGATGGATTAGTTAAACCTAATGAGAAATTATTTAGTTCGTCTTCTAAACCCAATAAGTATAAATGAACTAAAGCAATTTTATTTAATTCCTGTATGATTGATTTTTGAATTCTATTAATGGTTCTCGCAAAACGAATATCCATCAAAGCCAAAGTTTTACCCTCACCAACTACTTCCTCAAATCCCAAGAACGCTTTAGGTATACGAAGTGCTGCCAATAATTTCTTTTGAATATATTCAATATCTGCAATCTCACCTAAATTCTGTGCACCAGGTAAAGTTTCGATTGGATTAGTTTGTGCCGGGTCACGAACTGGTATGAAATAATCTTGGTCAACCGCCATTTGATTATATCTCATATCAACATTACCATTTCTCGGGTCTGTAACTTGGTCTCTCTTAAATTTACTTGCAACTCTTTGTACATACGGTTCGATATCTTTATCGTCCATATTACCAACAAACACTTTGAATACACGTCTTTCAGGTGCTCTTGATGTTCTGTAAATCAACATAGCATCTTCCGCAAGTAATAATTGTTTCCAAATACGTCTGATTTTATCCAACATAGAAGTACCATATGGTAACTTTCTATCATCACCTAATAATCTAAAGTGCGCTATTTCCCATGCTTGAAATTCCAAATCCTTGTTTTTCCAATGGAATCTTAATTCTCTTGACGGCATTTTCTCATTTGGATTAATACCCAAATTCGATTGTTTACTACTTGAACCTTCTATTCTTTCTACCTCAATATTTGGTAATTGTTGACAACCAATAATACCCTTTTCAGGGTCAATCTTTAAGTATACAAAGTTATCCCCGTACTTACACAATCCACGAGTCCACATCTGTAAATTGGTGTTTACATCTAAAACATTTTTGAATAAATCTTCTAAAATACTTTTAACTCTATTTGATTCAGAGTATATGGTTAAAATTTCACCCTTTTCAGACATAGTTGTTGATTCTTCAGAATATATGTCTAATGCAGCTGAAATCTCGGGAGTAAATTCCATCGACTCATAATCATAATAAGCCGCCAATCTATTTGGTTCGTAATAAACTGATTGGTTATACAATGACTGGTCAAGTTTAGTCCACTTGTCCGCAATATATGTTGATTGTTGAGCTTGGAGTAATGCTCTTTCGTAATCTTCTCTGTTGTCAGTTTTTAGTAACTCATCTTTTGAAAAGTTAAAAGATGGAGTTTCTTCAGGTCTTAATCTACCCGGATAACCAAATACTTTGGTTAATCTTTGAAAAACTGTTAAATTTTGATTTGCCATTTATATAAATACTTTTTTTTGTAATATAAACTAAATTATTTTGAATGGGAATGTTATTTTCTACCACCCCCAAACAACCAAGAATACTCTTGATATTGTTCTCTTGTATATGTTGGGGTATTGTTAGGTCCATTACCTGAATTCATTGAACCTATTTGGTCAAAAAATGTTCCATATGAATAAAATGATTTTTGTGGTTCATATGTTCTTTCAGATACTGTCCAAGATTCAATCATGGCTTTATTAACTGAACCGGCTCTTTCAAGTTGATTAAAACACATATCACCAGCATATAATGCCATTGACATACTCATAATAGCATCGTCATGTGCACCTTTCATATGGTCAGGTCTTCCATTTATATAAACAAATGTGTTTAACTCATTCATCAATCGAGATGACCTCACTGAGAAACCTTTTCTTAATTGCTCCTCAAACGCAGCAATAATTTGTGTTCTTTTATTATTAAAATTTAAACCCGGTATTTTTTCCATTGCTTTGGAATTATATTCCCATATATTCTGTGTATTAATACCATCAATATAAAGGTTTTTATAATTCATTTCTTGCAATTTTCTTGATGTTGCAATACCCATACCACCGGTGATATCAATTACTATAAATGAGTTACCATAAATTACTCCCCATTTATAACAAATTGCAGCCAAATCATCTGGTGGAATTTTACCGATATACTCAAGTACTTGTTCCCTCTCATCAAAATCAATTATATTAATTGATGAAAAGTCTTCACTATCACCTCTACTAACATCAACACCCATAATATAACGATGACCTTGTACCGGTTCTTTCCATTGCCATAAAGTACCCTGCATGTATTTCTCAATAGGTACCCTAATCATATTTTTTGTTATATTTTCTTGGATTTCACCGGGGATAACACCGTCACCTGAACCTAAAAAGTCACACTCTAATTCTTGTGCAATTTTACGTCTATCGTATTTGAATTTTTTGGACATTGATTCAAACCAACTTGAATATGGTTTATAACCTTGTTCCTCTAATTCTCTATATTTTTCAATATCAAAATCATACAACACAACTTCATTATCGTCATATTGTTCTCTATTTAACATGTAATGACAAATATCTTGACATTTAACCCATCTTAAATCTTTTGTATAACGAGGGTCTTTAAACCATCTTAAATCCGTAATATGAAAATCGTTTATTCCACGTATTGCTTGGTCATATACACCATAATAAATTGGGTCATAACCATTTGGTGTGGAAATAAGAATAATCTTACCACCTGTTGATAAAGACGCCATTGATGCTGCCCAAAAGTCTTCACCGGCTTCAATATATGCAGCTTCGTCAAAAACAAGAATTGTTGGTGTATAACCACGAAGTGCATCGGGAGATGTTGCTACGGCTTTAACCTCACAACCATTGTTCATTTTGAAACGACTTTCTGAGTTCTTGTCAGGTGAAAACCCAACATTAATCCAATCCGGCCATTGGTCTAAAAAGAAACGAACTTTATTCGCCATTTCAACGGCCGTATCTTTTTTGTTTGCAATAATAAGAACTCTATCTGGATTTTCAGGTTTAGCTGTTTGTATTCTTTTTGATAACCAAGCAGCGGTAACAGTTGAAACACCGGCCTGACGATATTTTCTTGTTATATTTTCGTTATAATTTTCGTAGTCTTTTAATAATTGAATTTGGTCAGGAAACAACTCTAACGGTACAAATGTTTTTTGTGTATTATCATATGTAGTTAGATATGTTTTCAATGCGTATGGTGTATCTTTTAATATACGTGCATACTCTTTAAGTTGTTCTAATTTAGAATTCATATACTATAAATACAAAAAAAGGAGGTTAAACACCTCCTTTTATTTTTATTTGAACTTATTAATGAAATCATCATCCGACTCCTCATCACCTTCATCACCTAAATCATCTTTTGTAAGTCTAATTCCTTTTTCTTTAAAAATACTATTCAAATCATTTAATAATTGGTCATCATTAGTGGTTTCTGAAATATCATCAAGTTCTATTTGATATTGTTGAACAGCCTTTTCGTATTCTTCATCAGTCAACACTCTAACAATACTATTATAAATCAATGAAATTAATCTTCTACCACGGTCAGTTTGACCCATAATCTCTTTCATTAATACCAAGAACTTCTTAGCTGGTAATGCAAAAATTTCCATTACAATGAAATTTTGAAGACTTCTATTATGTTCTTCTAATACATCGGGAGGGAATGACTCATATAATCTACGCCAAATTGCTGGACCTAAACGTAAATCCCAAATTTCATATGCCAACAATTCTTGTTTATCTCTGATTTCCGTATACATTTCTTGTGATGGTTGACCTTCAATTGCTAAAGTTTTCATCATACCTTTTAGTATTTCGTGAATCAATACAGGGAAGTTAACACCTTTAACTATGATGTTTGTTTTTCTTGGGTCAATTCTATCGTCTTTAGGTAAAAAATCTTCTGGTTCGCCTCCGTCATCATCCCCATCTCCACCAAAATCTCCATCATCATCTTCCTCATCATCAGTTTGGGTCGGTCTAATAACATCTACTCTACCAGCAATTGATTGATTTTGTGCCATTTGTAATAACGCGGTATCAAACTGCCAATAATTTAAATCATTGATTGACATCATTACACCATATAAATTATATAATTGGTCTGAACCAGTGATTTGTCTTAATCTTTCACCTAAAAGTTGATACATCCAATGACCCTTTTTAGATGAACCCGCAATAATCGCTTTAATCAAACGAAGTTTAGATTCCTCCAATTCTTGAGATGAATCAATTTTTTGTGCGTCTTGGAACAATTCCATCTCAACTTCTCTATTTTCAGGTGAGATATTGGCAATTTCTTCATCCGATAATTGTTCTTCATCATTAATATTTGGGGATTCTTTCTTTTGAGGTGAAATTTGTCCACCCATATTAAATCCTGAAGCATTTGGGTGTTCTAAGTCAACAACGAAATTTATGTCTTTCTCGATGCTACTATCTAAACCCATTTCTTTCAATACAATCTCAATTGCCAACTTAATAAGTTCTTCTTTGTGTGAACTTTCAAGTGTTTGAATTGTTCCATGTGCTTGCAACATCATCGTAGTCAATGGACCCATATCCATACCCCTAATAGGACCTTGATAATTAGTTATCTGTCTAACTTTTTGTACAACTTCTCTATATCTTTCAGAAGCCAACAATTCAAAGAAATTTTGGTCCGCTCTTCCTGTCGAAGGAGTTGGAACAATACTAAGTGGTAAGTTACCTCTTTCAAGGTCTCTTTCAACTGAAGGGTCAGGTCTTTCAGGACCTTCATAATCTATAGCCATCTCTTGTAAATTTTGTTTTACCAAAGATAACAATTTTTTCTTTGTAAATTCCATATTTTACTTTTTACTTTTTAATTTACTTTCTGCCAAAGCATCAGGTCTTGGGTTAGGTCCCGGTCCCGGTTGGAATGGAACTCTTCTTTTTGGTTTTTGACCAGGTTTTACTTTTGGTGGTGCCTTTACAGGTGCCGGTGCTGCCTGTTCTGCAGCCTCTTGAGGAACAGGATGGTCTTTTTTCTTTTTTTCTTCTTCCTTCTTTGGTTTATCCTTTTGTTTTTCCGGTTCGGGCTCGTTAAATCTTCTCATTGGGTCTATCTCATACGGAGGTCTCAATGGATTAATTGGTGTACCGTCTTGACGCTTTGGTAATTTAAATTCTTTAACTAAAGCATCAGGTCTTGGATTTGGACCGGGTCCTGGCTGAAATGGAACACGTCTTTTTGGTTTTTGACCGGGTTTCACTTTCGGTGGTGCCTTTACAGGTGCCGGTGCCGCTTGTTCACCCATATCCATTAATGCATCAGGTCTTGGATTTGGACCAGGCCCCGGTTGGAATGGAACACGTCTTTTTGGTGTTGTACCCGGTCTTGTTTTTGGTGGTGCAATAACAGGTGCGGGATTGTTCGCCAAAATTTCTTTTGATGAAAACCAAGATGGCATTGTTTTTACTGATTCATTTAACTTAGTTTTAATTAATTCCATGATTTCTTCTTTTGAAGTAAACGAATGATAATTTGTCTCCGCTAAGTTACTAATCCACTCTTTCATATCCAATTCATCATTGGATTCTTTTAAACATTTTTCTTTTAACGAATCTAATGAACAATCATGTTTCTTCATATATTTGAAGATATCCAATTTCATTTCTTTTCTTGATGGTTTTTCACCACCTTTAATGTGGTCCCAAATAGATTCAATTTCATCAGATTTTAAAGTATCAACAACATTCAATTCAGGTTTTTCATCCTTCTCTCTTAATTCAACATTCATACCAGAATCTGTAACTCTTTTAATATCAGTTGGGTTAGAACCCTTCTTCATTATAACAGCACCTTTACCAATTGATTGTTCATTAAATAATCTTTCAGATAAATCAACAATTTGTTTATCATTTAATGAAGAAAGGGTTTTCGCATTAAAACCCTCGTTTACTAATTTATTAATTAAATCTTTTCTTTTCATTGTTCACTATATTTCACCTCTTGGTTTATTAGATAATATTCTCTAAATTTTAATTTTTTCGTCACATTCTCAATTGATTCACCAAATCTGAAAAATAATCTTTCTTCGTCTGATTCAATATCAAATTTCTCCCATGCCAAAGATACCACACCATCAACAGCGTCAATGACTCCGAAATAATCGGAGTCTTGAACTAATTCTAACTGTAAATCTGTGTCTTTTAATAGTCCAACAATGTGAACATATTCAACGTCCGGTGACTTCGGACCTGTGGCTAATGATGCTGGTATTGTAAACCAATCATCCATGTCAATTTCTACATCTTCACTGAAGATGAACTCATATTGTTTTTGACCTTTGTAGTCTGAACCAATTTCGTTGACATAGATAAGATGCATTTTTTATTTGAAATATTTTCCTAAAGTACTGTTAATTGAATTGTTGATTTCTCTTTTAATTTCTTCTAAATCGATTTCAACTTCATCATCTTTATCGTTTAATTTCATCGCCTTTCTTTCATCGGACCAATTTTTTCCTGGATTAAATCCTCTTAAATTTTCACGGCCGTTTGATTTTAATTTCATTACCTTTTTTTCATCGGACCAATTTTTTCCTGGATTAAATCCTCTTAAATTTTCACCCATTTCAATTTCATCACCCATGTTTTCGTCATACTCCAACATTTCTTCATCCATTTCTAATTCAGGAGAAACATATTCTGGACGATATTCAACTGAATCAGATTCATCCTCTAAATCGGCATAATCATCAATATTTAATTCCATTAATTCTTCGTCCATATATTCATCAAGTGATGAATTAATAAATGAGTCCAACATATCGATTGTTTCATCTAATTCTTCATCAGCTGGTTCTTCCGCAGGTGCAGGAACTTCCTCACCTTCTGGTTCTTCACCGCTAAAATCAAATTCTCCACCCTCTTCTTCTCCTTGTTCTTCATCTCTTTCGAATTTTTCTGCAATGTCTTCAATATCTTCATCGTCTAATTTGTCTAAATCAACCGCGGAAATAATCATATTAAGAATGTACTTAATATCATCACTTTCCATTTTATCTTTAATATCTCTTAATTCTTGACCTAATCTACCGGCATGTTTTTGTGCTTCCGCCATATAATCAGAACGCTTACTTTCTGACGGTGCTTCTTCTTCACCACCCATTTCATCACCTGCAGGTAATTCTGGCATAGGTTCATCAGATGCCGGTGCTTCACCACCATCTGCGGGTGGTAATGCTGCGTCCATTGGTGGCATGTCATCCATTGCTGGTTCCGGCATTGGAGCCTCTTCCTTTGGTTTGTTTGTTTTTAACACATATTTTGTTGCTTCTTGTAATTCTTCTTGTCCTTTTAATAATTCAAGACGCTTTAAAGCCTCAGCATATGATGAAAACTTATTTTTATTTTTCATAAAAATACCACCAATGTAATCAAGAGTACTTTCATTTAAACCCTTTTTTACATAGTAACCATCTTTTTCTCTTACGATACCATAAACACCGCCCGATGTACTTTCTTTAACAAGGTCAGGTTTTGATTCGTTGATATTTTTATTTTTTTGATTGTAGTAGGTCAATTCAAGGATTCTTTTTAATTTTTCATCCCCATTAAGTTTCTCACTACCAAGTGGTTTTAAATCTGCCATTTTTTATATAAATTAGATAAACTTATTCTTAACCTATAAATACACACATATAGGGAAAAAAATAAGGATTCTTATTGTGTTATAGATAATTTTTTATCCGTGAATTTACTTTTAGTTGTTAATAATTTTTCAATATAACCGTTTCTACGTAGTAATTTAAAGGTTAAGTTCTCGTATGAATACTCTCCACCTTTATCTAAACCACTCTTTCTAAATTTTTTTATTTTATCTTTTAATTGGTCAATTTCTTTTGTGACATCAATACCTTTTGAAGATTTTTTCAATAATAAATCAATTTTTTTTCCATATTCCTCACCCTTTTCTAAAATTTTTCTATCATCAATTTTAGGATTCATTTTTTCAGGTCTAATTAACCACTCATCATTTAATACCGAATAAACACCTGATGATGTATGTTTTTCATCAACATCCTGAACATAAAGTTCAACATCGTAATTTTTGATTTTAATATCGTGATTTTTGTTCCAAAGATTTTTCTTTGAATCAAAAAATTCTTTTAATAAAGATAAATCATACCCGGTTTCTTTATAATCTACAAGAATATGTAAATCGACATCAGAGTATTCTGACCAATTATAGTTTGCCAATGAACCAGTTAAAACTACATCGTGAATAAAAAATTCAATACCCAAAAATTCTATAAAATTATCGGTAATTTCTAACAAGGTTTTTCTAATATCGTCATGCATAACAAATTCATCATCTAAAATGTCAAATATCTCATTAGATAATGAATCTTTAGATTCAAAAGATTTTACAATCTTTTCATCTTCGGCTCTGTCTTCAATTAGTTCTTCAAATAAACTCATCCAATTTTTTTGTATGTATGTATTTTTGAGATGTTCTCGTTAAAATACTTACCTTGAGATTCAGCCATTCTTAATTTTGTGAACTTTTCCCAAGGTACCTTATTATATTCATAAATAGCACCATTGTTGAAAACTACCGTTAAGTTTTCTTCAGTTGTGTTATATGTTGCTTTTTTTAAGTTTGACGATTGAATTTCAACCTCAATCAATGTTCCGTTAATTTTTTCTGTTATAATACCCATATTAATGTTTTTATAACGTTAATATATCAAATAAATATCAAATAAAAAACCCCGAATATTCGGGGTTCTTTAATTAACTCAATTCAATTAATCTTTCCGTATTTTTTTTCTTATTTTTTGGTAAGATAATCTCTAATACACCATTTTCAACACTTCCGTTAATGTGTTTCTCATCAACGTTATCAGGAATAGTGTAGGATTTTTTAAATGACCTTGTAAAAGAATAAGTTTTATCATCCGTTTTTTCTTTATTATATGAAATAGAAAGGATGTTATCTTTAACTGAAATTTTTAAATCATCTTTTGTTAATCCCGGCACTGCAAGATAAATTTGATAATCATCATCAGTTTTAGTTATTTGTGGAGTATTAGTCATGTTAGATTCCAAAATACTTTCGAAACCTTGAAAAAATGGGTCTTTAAATAATGTTAGCATAATTTTTAAATTTTAGTTTACATATTATTACATTTTCATTTTACAAATTGTAAACCAAACTCAATAAACTGTCATTTAGACACCCACTAAAAAAAATTTATAGACATTTTGACATTTATTTGGATTGTTGTATAAAATGTGTTATGTTTGTGGTAACTAAATTTAAAAACTATGTCGGTAGATTTCTTTGACGATGGAAACCCAACCATTAATCCTAAACGGACAAAAAAGGGTTCTAACACACCTATTTTGGATAACTTTTCAAGAGACCTCATAAAACTTGCTGAAGAGGGTAAAATTGACCCTGTTGTTGGTAGAGAAAAAGAAGTTAAGAGAATAGCTCAGATTCTTTCTCGAAAGAAAAAAAATAATGCGGTAATTGTTGGTGATGCCGGTGTTGGTAAATCGGCACTTGTTGAGAAGTTAGCATTAATGATTCATAAAGGTGATTGTCCAACCATTTTATTGGAAAAAAGAATTATGTCTTTGGACCTTACATCTTTAGTTGCGGGTACAAAATACCGCGGACAATTTGAAGAAAGAATCAAAGCAATCATTAACGAATTACAAGAAGCTCCAAATGTAATTGTGTTTATTGATGAACTTCACACAATGGTAGGTGCAGGTAATGCAAGTGGTGCTATGGATGCTGCAAACATTTTAAAACCGGCGTTGGCTCGTGGAGAAATTCAATGTATTGGAGCAACAACATTTGATGAATATAAAAAACACATTGAAAAAGACGGTGCTTTGGTTAGAAGATTTCAAAAAATCACATTAAACGAACCAACAGCCACCGAAACAATAATGATTTTAGAAAACCTAAAAACATCCTATCAAGATTTTCATAAAGTTATCTATGAAGAAGGGGTAATTGAAACAATCGTAAAATTATCAGGTAGATATATCACTGATAGACAATTTCCTGATAAGGCGATTGATGTTTTAGACGAATTGGGTTCAGAAAAACGAGTGTCAAGTCTTATCCCTGAAGTTATAGAAAACTTAAAGAAAGAGGTTGAACAAATTAAAGATAAAAAACTCCAAGTAGTAAAGGCACAGAATTATGAACAAGCCGCTAAATTGAGGGACAAAGAACGAAGTGTTGTTGATAAATTGGAGTTAGAAAAGAAAAAATGGTTAGAAGGTCAAAAAAGTAAAAAAGTTCCTGTTTCTATTGATGATGTATATTCTGTTGTTTCGCAAATGACGGGTGTCCCAATTACCAAATTGGACAAAAAAGAAACCGAGAAATTACTTACAATGGAAAAAAATATCTCAGCTAAGGTGATTGGTCAAGATGAAGCAATTAGTTCAATATCGAGAGCAATACGAAGAAATAGAGTAGGTATTAAAGATGTGAACAAACCTATTGGTTCATTTATATTCTTGGGTTCAACCGGTGTAGGTAAAACTTTCTTAGCAAAATCATTGGCTGAACAATTATTTGGTGACCCTGATAAAATCATTCGTGTTGATATGAGTGAGTTTATGGAAAAACATAATGTATCTAGATTAATTGGTTCTCCTCCGGGTTATGTTGGATATGAAGAAGGTGGACAATTAACTGAAAAGATTAAAAACAATCCATTCTCAGTAGTGCTATTTGATGAGATTGAAAAGGCACACAAAGATGTGTTCAATTTACTACTTCAAATTTTGGATGAGGGTCATTTAACTGACTCATTTGGTAGAAAGGTTAATTTTACAAACTGTTTGATTATTATGACATCAAACGTTGGAGCCAAGAAGGTTTCTGAGTTTGGTGGTGGAGTTGGTTTTGTAACTTCAAACACAGAAAATGAAAAATATGAAGTTCGTAAATCGATTATTCAAAAATCATTAAAACAACAATTCAATCCTGAATTCTTGAATCGTATTGATGATATAGTTTTATTTAACACATTAAATGAGGAAACATTATATAAAATCATCAAAGTTGAATTAGGTAAATTATCTTCTCGACTTTCTGATAAAGGATATAAAGTAACATTCGATGAAAGTGTTGAAAAACAAATTCACCATTTGAATACACAAGAGGAATATGGTGCACGACCAATCAAAAGAATCATTCAAAATCTTTGCGAAGATTTCTTGAGTGAGGAAATTTTAAAAGAGAATATTGTAGAAAATGAAGAATCACATCTTATTTTTGAAAATGAACAGTTAGTGATTTCTAAAAAAAATTAAATTTTCATTGACTTTTTGTGAGATAATATATATTTATATTCTCATAGGTTCTCTTTGTCGATTACCTTTTCGTTTTTAAAGTAAGCGGGGTTGAACCCGCCGAAAGACCTTAAAACCCCGACCATTAGTTGGGGTTTTTTTATTGAAAATTTGTTTTTACCACTTTTTTTAATTATATTTATGAGTATATGAAAAAATTATCATTAATTTTTGCGGTTGGTGCGATGTTAGCATTGACAGCATGTGGTGAAAAGTCGGCCACAACAGAACAAGCAGACTCAGTGGTTGTAGATACAACGGCGTCGGCTGAATTAGATTCAACGGCAATCGTCGCAGATAGTACTCAATCAAAATAAAAATTGGCCGGTAACTGCCGGCCATTTTTTTATTTCACAATTTTAATCACTTTTATGAAATCATTATTAATCACACTATTATTTTTATCTTTAGTACCACCCAATAAAGATGTTAAAATATTGTTTATCGGGGATAGTTTAACGTGTTATGCCAATGGTTGGCAACATACTGTTGCCAAAGGAATGGGTATGGGTTATGTTAATATTTCAAAGGGAGGTAAAAGAACCGATTGGATGTTAAAAACTTTACGTAATTATTTAGAAAATGGTCCACATCATAATACCTTGGTAATATATGGGGGTATCAATGATTCATTCGCTAGTACAAAAGAATCGACCACAATTAATAACATACAATCAATGGTTAATTTAGGTAACCTATACGAAATGGAAGTTATTGTTATTGTTGGATACGACCCGAATAGAGTTATAAAGAAAACCGTGTACAGTGACGCAACTACAAAGATTTGTAGAGAACGATATGTAAAATTACAGAAGAGAATGCAGGAACGATTATTGGGTTGTAAAGTGATTCCTATGGATACAACGGTGACTTATCAAGATTCCGGTGATGGAATACATCTTAAAGCGTCGGGTCATCGTAAATTCTCAAAGTGGGTTTTAAATAATTTATAAAATGTCAAAAATCAAAATTTACTTAGACGATATAAGAACACCAATTGAAGAAGGTTGGACTGTTGTTCGAAATTATGATGAATTTGTTAGTACCGTTATGTATAATGGTTTAGAAAATATTGAACTAATTAGTTTAGACCATGACCTTGGTGATACCGCAATGAAAGAATGGCATACAAATGTATATCATAACTATAAATTAGATTATAATAACATTACGGAAAAAACCGGATATGATTGTGCCAAATGGTTAGTTAGTCAATGGATGGACGGACAACCGGTAGTTGATGTTTTTACACATTCTGCAAATGCAATCGGTAGTGCAAATATTATGGGTTACATAAATAACTACAGACATATAAACCGATTACCTCAAAATTGTGTTAGGGTACAAATACCACACACCAATAATCCTTTTTAATTTTTAATTCAAATAATGGCATATAAGGGTATGACACGTACACCATATAAGAAAATGTACATAAAAGGTAAGTTTGAAGATTTTACCGATTTTTATGAACAAAATAAAATTTCAATTTACGATGGTATAGTTGATGTTTTCGATGGTTTTGTGGGCAATAAAAAAAGAATCTTAAGTCTATACATGGCAGCAATTATACATGGTTTAGAATGGGATACAGAATTTAAATTTGAAAGAAGTGATACCATTGTATTAGAAAGAGACGTAATACCTTTTTTTGAAAGTATTGAAGAATACGAAAAATGTGAAAAAGTAAAAAATATTTTAGAAAACTTGACAAATAAAAAAAATTAAAGTATATTAGTATTGTATCAGGAGAGAGGTACATTTATCATAATTATAATGATTTGTTTGTTTAATCCCCACGGTTTTTGACTGTGGGGATTTTCGTTTTTATAATATAAATTGTATAATTTAAAGAACTATTTTCAAGTTATTAATAAAATACAATTTTTCTTGGTTTTTTAATATCTTTTTTGTATTTTTACAATAATTATATAAAAAAAACACAATTATTATGATACAATTAGTAATCGGAATTTTATTGATGTGTAGCTCATTAGGGGTTACCTTATCTAAAATAACAGTTGAGCACGGTGTTAAAAAAACAAGACAACATAACCGTCCACTAACAATTGAAAAGGATGTACTTGCTTAAAGAATCATCCTTGACCCTATTAAGAAATTACTTAATATCGGTGACCCTGGTGCTGTCGATGTGTTTACTTTGTAATTAAAACTTAAACCGAATTTTTTACTTAGTTTTAAATCAAAAGACGCACCAGCCAAAACACCAACATTTTTAGTAAATGTATATGTTCCTGTTTCGGCGCTTACACTTACACTCGGTGGCATTAAAAATACTTGTGGTGATATCGTTAATTTTTTAGATTTTTGATATGGTTTAGTCCAAAACACCACACTTGAATTACTCATTGATACATTAAATCCACCATTAATATCTTTCAAAAATAAATTAACCAAACCAATATTGTATCCATAAACTCCAAGTTTCTTATGTGGTATTATTTTTGTCAAACCAAATAGAGACATATAGTTACCGGTCAAATACGCTGTAGTCAATGAATATGATTTCATTGATTTTAATTTACCATCAACTAAATTCATTTGAGTCATACCACCACTTAACGCGAATTGATTTAAACTACTCCATATTAACGCGTTTGCGGAATAAGTTTTATCCCCCATCAATGTTGATTTACTAATACCCAACGAAATAATACTATTCCACGTAGTATCTGAAACTTGTACAACTGATAAATCAGATGCAACTAAAAGTGGATTCATTGTATTAGTTTGTGATTTCTTTTTTTCATCTTTTTTCTCTTCCTTTTTAGATTCCTCTTTCTTTTCCTCTTTTTTAGATTCTGTTTTAGATTCCTCTTTCTTTTCTTCGCTCTTACTTTCCGATTTAGATTCACTCTTACTTTCAGATTTTGTTTCGGATTTAGATTCAGATGATGATGATGATGATGAATTACCTTCACTTTTTGATGAATTTGATGAAGAATTACCACCACTTTGTGACGAAGAAGAATTACTACCTCCTGATGGTGCAGATGATGTACTATTACTTGAGGCAGGTGTAGGTGAGGACGGTGTGGGTGGTGCTGCTGCAGATGTTGCCGCAGAACTTGCAGATGAACTTGCCGCCGATGATGCTGATGAAGACGCCGCGGAGCTGGCTGCTGATGATGCTGCGGTACTTGCCGCTGAACTTGCGGCTGACGACGCCGCCGAACTCGCCGCCGATGAGGCTGCTTGTGATGCCGCCTGTGTGGCTGCAGATTGTGCTGCCTGTTGTACTGCTTGATTTACGGTTTGTTGAATTGTTTGTTGGATAACTTGATTTGTTTGACACGCCAAGTTAGCGTAAGTATTATAAATAAAAATTAACCATGTTTGAACAACACCTGTTTGTACCTCTGTTGGAGTAAATACCCTAACTTGGTCATAAAAAGAAACCACAGCATTACCATTGACATATGTTGTGGTAACTGTTTTAGTTTCATTTGTACATTTATCTACAAAAGTTTGTGTATATGTTTGACTATTAGCTCTGAAACCCAGAAATAATATGAATAATACACTTAAGAATTTTTTTAAATTTTTCAACCATCAAGAGAGTTTAATTGTTTAAATTTGGTGAAATAAGAATCATCAGTTTCGAATTTTCCTTCACCTTCTACTGAATAAATATTATGGTCTATGATATAACCCGGATTATCTTTGATTCTTTTAAATGTCCATGCCTTATCATACCAAATAATTCTGTTATTTGGATACGCAAAAAAGTTACCATCATCCATTTTAAAAACGTGAGCACATTTATGTTCAAATGTTTCAGAGAAAGATACGTCCAACATAGCCGCTTTATTTTCAAAACCCCAATCTATTGTATACATATAAACACCCTCTTTTTTATTCATTGATGGGGTAATAAGTTCGGCTCTTAGTCCACTTAACCTGTTACGAACTTGTACGTCACAATAATTAGAAAAACAATCCCAATAGACATGTTCAGTTAATGGTAACGCCGGTGCTTCTTGTTTCCAACAAAATGCGTGAATTGGTCTTCTTGTCCAATTAACACCGTTCTCCAAAAAAGCTTCAAATAACGGAGTCATTCCTTCCATAGTTGTCAATGAATGAACATCACATGGGGTAAACTCACCATGTCCTTTAGTGTGATTAAATAAAAACTCGTTGCGGATTAAACAACGAGTTGTTGGGATATTGTGATTTAAGTAAGCCATAAATTAAAAATTTAAACCAACACCAACGATTCCGACTCCTCTCACGGCATCGTAATCTAATTTGATTGTTGAATTTTTTATATCACGTAAGTAACCAATTTTTAGACTAGCATACGAGTTATCGGATTTAGGAAATGTAATGTAACCAACCGCATCTTTTCCCTGAAATCTTACAATTTCTCTATTAAAACCAATTGACATATGTATACCGTTTCTTCCGTATTTTTTACCTACACCAAGATATAATGTACGATTATTAACCCAATCATTAACCAAAGGAAAATCAACTGAATTTAATCTACCATTTGGAAAATATGTTGGTCTGTTTTTGTTAATTGTTGTTTGATACTCCGCAATAAAATATCCGTTATTACCAATTGTCAACCAAGCACCAATTTCATTACTTGTTGATGATTGAATACCAAATGAAACACGTATTGGTTTTACATAGACAGTGTCTTTTTTACCGTCTTTATATACCCTAATACGTCCTCTATTTCTATATCCATAGTTATCATACCATGAATATGGATACATGTTATAATAACCAAATCCATTAAACCATGGATACATACCACCAACCCAAATAGGATTATGAATTGTTACGGGTCTGTTATTATAATATGGATTAGCCGGTCTTTGATTTCTCCATTGACTGTAATCTTGTTGAGATGGTGACATCCTCATAGAACCGCTATTTGTGGATGGTGATGAATTTAAACCCCCACTTCTCCATGAGGAAACTTGTGATGACGCTTCCTGATATGTTACCAAAAATAATAATATACCAGTTAAAACTGATAACCAATTTTTTAAACAATCCTTTTTCATTTCAATATATAACTCTGTCAATATTCTTTATTATAACATCTCCCAACTCATTATTGAAAAAATGTGTATAAATCATAAGTCCATCGAAGATTAGTGCTCCAAATATGAAACCTAATACTATTTTATACATGACGTTAAATGTTTTCATGTTATTTTGTGAAAATACCCTTTTTTATCATTCTATCTAATATTCTTGCACAAGCAATATCAAGTGCTTTTTTGGTGGAAATAGAAATCGTTGATTGATTAAACTTAACCGGGTCAGTTGTTGCATCAGATAATAATGTCAACTCTCTAACTGTTTTTGCTTCACCTAAACCCGAAGCACCAAACACAACACCGGTTTCAGCATCTGTGAATCTAACTTGTAAACCAATACGTGTAACCATCATGTTTTTAACACCATCTTTTAAATTAATGGTTTCATCTTCACTAACCGAATAATCATAACACTCAATTGTTACAAAATATTTTGCTAAGTTAATTTTACCTCTACCATCTAATTTATTTTCAGAAATACCTGCTTGTGATGCTTGGAATTGTTTAACCATTCTATTTTTAATTTCTGTTTTATCTTCAGTAAATTTAAAACGATTAAGATTTTCTAAATATTCCATTGAAATATTGGCCACACCAAGACCTACTCTTTTTTCTTTTAATTCAGGATACATTTCATACATTTCATCTGAAATACCACATTTTAAAATCTGTATAGGAATTTGTGGACCTTCATAATCCATAAATTGAGAAATGTCAATTGCCGTTTCAAATGAGGCTTTATATTGTTCTGTTTTAGTAGAACCTACGGTTTGAGAAAATGCCGATATTGATACTGTGAGTATAAAAATCAACGTAAAAATAAACTTATTCATTGTTAGAACCATTTTTTAGGATTTTTAATTTTATTAACTACTTTATTTACTTCTTTAGTTGCGGTATTAACAACTTTTTCAGTTTCATGTACAACTGTGTTTGCAACCTCAGGAACCTTTTCAACTATTTTTTCTGTTTCATGAACAACTTTTTCGGTTGTGTTAATTGCGTCGCCTACAGGAATGTCAACATTAATATCGGCATCAATACCAGCGATTAATGCAATATCTCCACTAATACCTAAACTTAAATCACCGTTTTCATATGTTGCATGTGCATCACCACCAATACCCACTTGTGCACCAATACTAACTTCAGCACCTGTTTCAACTTTTACACCTGCGATATTACCTTCAACACTTCCCTCTGCACCAACTGATGCTCCAGCGGATAAATCACCACTAATTGATGCTCCATGTTCACCAACAGATACATCAGCTTCCGCCGTTGCGTGTGCTTCAGCACCCACTTCACCTTCGGCACTTACACCTGTAGTAATATCACCCAAAGGTGTATCTATTCGGGCACTTGCTTCCGCGTCGGCACTAACATTAACCTCAACACTTGCTTCCGCTCCACCACTAACATATGCGTCATGACCATCAAACCCACCATCAAAGTGTGTGGACGCTTCTGCACTTGCTTCCGCCGATACATGTGCACCAGCTTCTGCGTGTGCCTCAATACCATCAATTATTTCATATGATACTGACTCATCAACACCAGCATGTGCTTCTGCTGAAACTTCTACGGACGCATCCAAATGTATTTCCGAATCAGTAACAACAATAGAAGCTTCTGCACTAACTTCTGCGGATGCACCTACATTTTCATCTCCAATATTTGTAGACTCCGATATTTCTACATTTTCATTTTCTTCCATAATATTTTCTTTTACTAATAAATATCAAAAAAGGGAGTTTAAAACTCCCTTTATTTTTATCCAATTTCCTCATCTTTTTTGCTTCGATTGACAAATTTGTCTATCGAACCAATACCAAGAGAACCTAAGGTTATTGTTAAAAAGGAATTGTAAATAAATTCATTTATAACTAAATCTTTTCCTAAGTATCCTGTAATTAAATCTGCTAATGCAAATAATGTCATTACACCGAACGCTGCGAATCCGATTACCGACTTTTCATTGATATCATTTTTATCACTGAAAAGATTATTAAAAAAATTTTTCATATTAATTGTGTTTTTGTGTTTGGTAGTTTATTTTTTATCCTTCCGAATCCTCTTCTGGTTCGTCGTCTTTTATTTTACCACATACAAGACATTCTAAGTCACCGTCATTGTCACTGTCTCCCCAAACATGTTGACATTGTCTGTGTTCAAAATATTCGTCAATGACACCGTCCCCGTCAGTATCATATCCGTCCATCACACCGTCACCATCCTCATCAATTTCAACCTTGACAACTGATGGTTTAGATGTTTCTTCTTTAGAACTGTTTATTGCTGCAGTAAAACTTTCAGGTACAATTGGTGTAGATGATATTGGACCACTTTCAGCTGCCCCACCTGTATTTGATAATGATACACCATCTTCCTCATCCATTTTCTGTACTAACATTTTATCTTTGTCAGTATCAGAGAACCAGTAATCGATAATTTTACCGTAAGAACCAATAAAGGCTCCAAGTAAAAGTAATAATAGTTCTTTCCATTCACCTTGAATTTCGGCTTTACCAACTATGGCAAAACCTATACCAAGAACTATTCCAAAAAATGTTAATAAGACTATTAGGGTTATCAACCATCTTCTAGTCATCATTGCGTTTAACAGGTCTTTAAAACCTGAACTCTGACTTTGCTGTATTTCGCTCATAAATTTAAAATTTAAAAATTATTACCACTTAGGTGCCTCTTCTTTAAATTCGTCACCTTCCTTTTTCTTTGGTTTCGGTGCCGGTGCCGCCGCAGGTTGTCCTGATGCTGCTTTTTCCTTAATAATAACAGTTTTTCCACCTCCCGCAGATTGTTGTTGCGTTTGATTGTTTTGAATGTTTATTACAGGTGCGGCTGCAGGTGCCGCTGCTGGTTGTTCTCCACCACCGAACATTTGAGAACCTAACCATGCACCACCTGCGGTCACGATTGTTCCAACTGTACCAATGATTGTTTTCATCAAACCAGACATTGTTCCGTCATTTTCTGTTTCTTCTGCCATTGTTTTAATTTAATTTAGTTTATTATAGTTTATTAAAGTCAGTAATACCCATCATATTGTTATTTGAATCAAAAAGACCGATTCTATAAGCCGATTGAGGTAATGCATTTGTGTACACTTTTAAAAGATTGTCACCAGCAACCACATTAACATTTTCTTTTGATACAACTCTATTTGCAATATCAAATATTTTAATTGTTGCGGTTCCAGCTTTTTCTAATTTAACGTTCATAGCGACTTCATTTGTTACGAACGCCGTTTGTAATTTTATACCAACAGTATTGGTAATCTTTAAGTCAGGAGATACATTTACCGAATTTACAGGTGCAAAATTGTCTTCTATACAACTTGTTAACCCTAATCCAATAAAAAGAACTAAAAGTACTTTTTTCATTTTATAATAATTGTTGTTTTGTTTATTTGTTTTTTGTTTATGTCTTCCAATACTAAATATAAATACTTCGTTTCTAATGATTTTGTGTATAGTTTCTTTATATTTTCACCACTCTTACCTGTAAACTTCTCTCTACTTATTATTTGACCATTATTTTTATCAATTAAAGTAAAAATATAACTACCATCGGTAGGCAATTCAAAATATATTGATTGTCCATCAACCACTAAATTTTCAGGTTGTGTAAAAATTTTTTGATTTACAACTTCAGGTACAGGTATTAACTCAACCTCGGTACATGATACCATAAAAATCAAACAGATAAATGTTAAAATTTTTTTCACTAGTTTAATATTATTTTTAATTGCGTACCGTCTTTATTAACCGCATCTGTCGATGATATTGAAGTTAAACCCAATATACCATCTATTTTATTTTTTGGTGTAAATGTTATTTTGTATTCAGTTGTTTTATCTAAGGTAGTTGAACCATCAGTAATTAATGAACCCAAGCTCACATATGTACCTTTATCGGTTCCAAAATTTGTTGGATTTCCTTTTGTTGTATACTCAACTTTTTCAAATTGTAATAATGAATTATCATAATTTAGTTGAAATTGAGTTCCCACAACTTGTTGTTGTAATGGGTCTAATGAAATTGTTATTATTACTTTATCTCCAATATTTTCACCCATAACTGATGCGTTTATTTCATTTGAAACCACCCTATTCATGGTACCAACACTATTTGTTGTCTGTACTGTTTGTGTTGCTTGTTGAGCGGAATGTGAAAGATTCACGTCACCAATCCAAGTTACATTTATATTGTATGTATTATTTAAAACACCGGTATTCAAACTAAATGGAAATAAACTTCTTGTTGAATTAAATTGAGTATTCCAATTTGTTTTTGTGATTGCATCATAATCTGATTTACTATACAATTTCATCAAATATGTTAACGCCGAATATTGTGTAAGTGGTTGAACTCCGGTTAAATGTTGTAATAATTTATACGTATCCGCTTCATTAAAAATACCATTTCCATCGACATCGGCATTCATGTATTGTAAACCTGATGTAAATTCATTACCCATTTCATTATCAAGTATTCCTCTATTTGATAACTCTTTAAATGCTAAAAAAACATCTGACACGGTTACAATACTATTATATAACGTGTTTAATTCCGTTTGAGAATTTGCAATTATATCAATTCCGTGTTGTTTATATTCTTTATTATCAACAAACGTATAATCCGCTTTGAAAGCATACCAACCATCTTGCAATCTTATATTACTTTGAAATGAACTTGCGGCAACTTTGTTAGTGAGATTAATATTACCCGGCACCACCCATTGTTTCCACCAACCATTAAAATCTAACGGATTAACCGGTCCATCATATATATCAAATAATTTTACTCGTTTAATATCATTTAAATTTACACCTGAAAATACTCTTTCATCAATTTGTAATCTATGTCCACCTAAATTGGTTTCATAAGGATTGATAAGTGACCATTCCGTTTGTCCAACAACAATAACAGCTTTTTTCCCGTTTGTTAATCTTGCGGTATCTAAATCACTTGTTATATCTACTTTACCCAAACCATTTAATGCTCTTGATGTGTTTGTTGTGGTACCCCATAGATTGTTTACATAAATGTTTGCCTTTGTTGTAAACTTTGTTTCATCAACATTTCCACCAAAATCAATATTGAATTGAGCTCTTAATACTTCTCCATTTGAGTGATTTACTGAATTGGTATAAAACTCCGTAAATGTTGCATCATCAGGATTAGACCAAGTACCATACTCTATTACATATGGGTTATTCCAATTGTTTGATAAATCATTCCATTGATTACCATTCCATTTTGTTACAGCATAATCTTCAGTATGATTACTACCATTTGGTTCACCAGCAGCCCAGTTATTATAAACACCTGCAATGTTTCCCGCAAGTTGTCCATTTGAAGTTTTCATTACGGTTCCCTTTTCCGGACCGGCATCTATTACCCATCTACCATCAACTACTTCATCAGTTGCGGCAAACCAAATGTTTGTTTGAGGAACGTTGGCTTGAATAAATGCATCTTCAGATGCGGATGTTATTGTTACCAAATAACCTTGTTGTCCTTTGAATGTAGTTGTTAAAGACGTTGCTCTTGCTGAAGTATAAGTAGTACCAACAGTTACCGGTCTATAAAAGTGACCATTTACTCCGTTATAATAATAACCAGTTGGATTAATTGTTGCTGCTACTGATAATTTTACATTACCAATTGATGCACCCGTATTAACCTTTAATGAAGATAATGCAATATTAATATTAGCCATTGTACCAGTTACCACCAAACGAGTTTTATTACCCGTTAAAGTAAATCCACTAGCGGCGGTCAAACCAGTTGTTGTGTTGAGATAAAATGTAGTTCCAGCGGGGGCTTCTACTAAACTGATTGATGCCAATAAAGTTGATGTTGAATTAAATCCATTTAAAACAAATCCACTTGCATCTTGTCCGTTTGTGGATTGTATAAAAGATTTAGAGTCCGGTGCAGATACACTCTGTCCGAACCCTAAAAATGATGTAAGTAATAAAAATAATATTAATAATTTTTTCATTATTCCACTATAAGAGTCACTTTGTTACCACTTGCGTCTACTGCGTCTGATAAAACAAAGTAGAATAAACCTGCGGTATTTGTCAAAGTCTCTTTAGTAGTAAATATTAACTTATAAGGATTTCCTGTTTTAATTCTTGAAGTTTTTAATTGGTCAATAGACCCAAAAGTCAATCTCCCATCTTCTTTTGTTGAAAAGTTAGTTATTGCCGAACCTGTGTCAAAAATCACATTTTCTAGTGTTAATTTAGATGAATCGTAGTTCATTACTATTTGTAATCCGGCTAATCCTTCTTTTGTTAATTTTGTTGTTAAAACAACTTTACCATTTTCTATTGTCGATGTAATACCCAAATTTGTTGTTTCCAATGTTTTATTTATATATGTCATTGAAATTGGATTAGATATCGTTTTTGACATCATAGGTTGTGAAGATGTTTTACTTGAATTTGTAAATTGACCCGCAGTAATTCTACTCGCAATTTCAGAAGGTGCAGATGAGTGTGACCAATCTAAATCACCACCCCAAGCAAATACTGCATGTGCTTCTTGAATAGGTTGTGTGATATATACTTTATTTGTAGGCGTTCCATTTAACCAACTTTGATTTAATAGACCACTATACCACCTAACATTTGATGATGTTGATTTTGGTAACATGGCTTTTGATGAAACATCTTGTCCTAATATGTGTGCAAATATATAATACGAATCAGATTCACCAAATGGATTATTATTTCCTGTTGTTACTTTACCTACTTTCTTTTCTAATGCCGGCAATGTAAAATAGTTTGGTGTTCCACTAATATCAGTTTGAGATACCCCTAAAAACGCTTTATACGCATCGGATACTGTTACAATGTTATTCATCCAAGTCTTTTGCCAAGCAGGTGCAATAAACACACCTAATGAATCACCAACTTTAACTTGTGTTGTAAATATAGCCTCACCACTCGCATCTAAAGGTGCAGTTGCAATTGGTTGTTGATTCCAATCTATTGTACCATTTGCTGCTAATTTCATTAACTGAACTGTATGGTCACTAATTGTATATCCTTGTGGAAATAATGCTCTTACTTTAAATTGTGAAGTATTACCCGTAACATTTCCTAACGATGACCAACCACCACCATAAATTGTTCCAACGGCCGCACCTGTGGTGTCTGTACCCGTAGCCAAATCTATTTTAAAAATGTTTTGATAACTGTTTAAGTCTTTTAAAGTATATTTTTGAGTTGCAATTAATCCATTAATTGAAGCGTCGGCTCTTTGTACTGTTAATTGGCCAACATTCCAATCAGGATTTGAGGTATAATTCCAAGGAGTCAAACCATATTGAACATCCAAGTCATTATCACTCGCACCACCATTAAAATTGAATTTATAGTTATTCCAACTTGTATAGAATGTTTGTGCAGAAGCACCCTGATTAAATGCGGTAGATACGTAATTTAACGCTTTGTTATTATACTGATATCTAAACCACAAATAACGAGGATTTTTAATTACCTGTCCTTTTGATAATGTGTATTTAACTGTTATCGTATCACCAACCTTCATTCCGGATGGTGGCACCATTGATTGACTAATTGTTAATTGTCCAAATGAAATGAACGACATTAAAATTAGTGAGAGAGATACTAAGAGTTTTTTCATATTTTTTCTGTAAGTTTATTTATTAATGATTCGCATGTCTTTTTTATAGCGGACGATAACGCCTGTTGATTTACTGTGTCAGAGCCTTCTCCTGTTAAAATCGTTGAAGTCGAAATTTCCGAACTCGATTCCTCGGCAACATACTCTTTAATTTTTTTACCTTCTTTTGTTTTAATTAAACCCTTAATGATAACAAGAGTTTCTTCTTTATCCGAATGAAAAACAGATACGTTTCTTTTAGTTCTGTTTACATCGAAATACATAATTTCAGCACTAATGATGTAATCCGTGTCTTCAGAATTTTCAACAATGTCTAAATTTTTGTCCTGTAAAATTTCTTGAAAAATGTTTTTTACACCAAATGCAAAATTTCTGTTTCCTGTAACAGGACCAATTTTTATACGATTTTCAATTTCTGAAACATACACTTTTTTGGACTGGCCAAATGTGTTAAAATTAAAAAATAGCACAGTAAATGCTATTATGATGAATGTGGAGAGAGATACATTTTTCATAGTTATTAATAAATATGACATAAGTCATTTAAGTATGTGAAAACTTTTTTAATTTTTTTTTAATACTTTTCTTGATTATGTCAATACTTATATATACATTTGTAAAAAAATAATAAATTCAATGAAACGCTTTACACATATCGCATTTACAACGTTCGCAACCAAATGGTGTGCGATGGGTGAGATTGGTATGTCTCAGGGTTTCGTTGATATTATGGTGAGTTAAGAAAGTTTAACAATAATATAATAGAAAAACCCTGAGACAAAATCTCAGGGTTTTTTGTTTTTGGGCCGGATGTCGATGGCAGACCATCTGATTTGCAATCAGAATGAAAGGGTTCGATTCCCTACGTGTCCACAGTAATAGTTCTTTGAAATCGTGGATAAAAAATTGAAATGTAGCTCAATGGTGAGAGCATCCGTCTGATACGCGGAAGGTTATAGGTTCGAGTCCCATCATTTCAACATAAGGAGAAGAAGCTAACTTAGTAGAAGCATCGGACTGAAAATCCGAAGGAGTTGGAGCGTAACCAACTTTCTCCACATTTTGACCTCTTAGCTCAGTTGGATAGAGCTCTTCACTTTTAATGAAGAAGTCCCGCGTTCGAGTCGCGGAGGGGTCACACATACACGGGTTAGGCTAAGGTAGCCAAATGGACTCCAAATCCATAGGAGAGGTTTCGATTACTTCAACCCGTGCAAATATGTGTTCAAACTATTGTTTTTTTGTTTGAACATAGTTATATTATAAAATATGAAAGAAAAAATTTTACAACTAAAAAATGAAGGGAAATCTTATAGTCAGATTTCTAAAATATTAAATTGTTCCAAGGGAACAATATCGTATCATTTAGGTAATGGTCAAAAAGAAAAAACATTATTAAGAAGACAAAAAAGAAGGGAAAATGTTTTGATAAGAAAATATGAATCATTCAAATATCGACAACCAAGATATGTTAGAGAAATGGTCAGAAAATTTAATAAATCATCAAATGGTAAACATGATAAAAATATTGAACAGACATTTATTTTAGATGATATTATAAATAAATTTGGTGTTGATACAGTTTGTTATTTATCCGGTGAAAAAATAAATTTATTTGAAAACAATTACAATTTTGACCATATTTTCCCATCAAGTAAAGGTGGAGATAATAGTTTAGAAAATTTAGGTATTACACATGAAATCGTTAATAAAATGAAAACTGATTTAACAGTAGATGAACTACTTGAATGGTGTGAAAAAATTTTAAAATTTAATAATTACACGGTATATAAAAATTAAAACAATGAAAAAAGAATTCGACATGTATTAGTTAAACTAATACAAAATGAAAAACAAAGAGGAAAAAGTGAAACGTATGAGAACAAATTGGAATTATTGTCTT